GGAATCTAACAACACTGCACCGGAGGCTAAGCCAATAATATGAGTGTTGTACACGAGAGCTTGGCATTGCAACAACTAATTGAAAAATTATGGTAGTTGAATTAAAAATAAAGAAACAAAACCCTTGGGTTGGTCTTGTAAAATATCGTCATTGTTTTGATTATATTGCACCATATTGGACAAGATCTGGAGCAAGGTATACTGGTTTAACACCAGAAGATGAAAAGCGCTTTGAAAAGGAATTGGGTTATCCAGAAGGAACACTTGCTAGAACGAGTGATTTCTGGGTTACTTATTCAGTTAGAGTGGGCTCTAGAACCGTTATTCTTGATGATAAATATCCTAGCCAAGCACTTATGATTAAATTTTTAAGTAAACATAAGCGCGTAGCCACAACACTTGAGCAAAAGAATGATCCTAGTAAAGATTATATCATGATTAACAAATAGGAGGCCGCTATTCAAGCTAATAAGGCTAATAAGACCAGACGTGATGCACTTAAGGAATTTGATAAGCTTAGTATAGATCAGATGCGCAAATGTCTTAGAATCTATGGAGTGTCAACGAATGGCATGTCTAATGAGCTTGTTGAATCTACATTGTTTAATCTGGTTGATAAGAATCCGTCAAAATTCTTTGATTTGTGGGTAAACAATAAGCAGAAAGAAACTCAATATCTTATTGAAGAAGCTATATCTAAGGGTGTTATTAGACGAGATAAAACGCAGTATTATTATGGTACTGAATTGATGGCTACGTCGCTTAACGATTGCATCGCTTATCTTGACGCTAAGAAAAACCAAGATTTAAAACTTGCGATTATTACACAGGTTGAAAATAAATAATTAATATTACAAAGCATATGAAGTATAGTGATATTATTGAAAAATTCTTAATACTTTATGACAAGGATGAAGTCACTTCTTCATATCCGTCACTTACCGCATACGAAATTGCCACTATTCTCGACAAAGCTTATTTAGCTTTAATAGCTCAAAAATTAACTGGAAAGAATAATAGAAATATGCCATTTGAAGGAGATCTTAAAGCAATTGAAGATGTGAGACCATTACTGTCAACAAGCAGACAGTATTCAGTTAAAAATAGTACAATAGCTCAGAATGAATTGGTATTTTAGTTACCGGGTCAGTTATTATACGCGTTATAGTTCTGTATAAGCCTTTATAATGCCAAAACTAGTATATTGTCCACAAAAGAAGATAAGGTACTTCCTGTGACAATTATAGGGCATTCTGACGCATTGAATTTATTTACAACAGAAACAAATATACCATGGATTGAAGTACCTAAAGCGTATATTGAAGGTAATTATGCTCATGTATTAATAGATCCATACGAATTTAAGAAACGGGGCAAAGCAAACCCTTATCTTAATGTTACATTTATAAAGAAGCCGAAAATGTTTTTAAGTGCATTTGGTGAAGATAAAGATTTAGAAAGGGCTCAAGTGACATGGAAGACAATGAGCTTTGAATTGAGCGACACTGTAGCACAAGAGTTAATAAATCTTGCCATTATTATGGCACTCGAAAATGTAGAATCATCTAGGCTTCAAACAAAAGTATCCACATCAAGACTTGAATCATGACACAAGAACAAACAAGATAGCTTGGCATCGAATTTGAAAGAAGAATACAATTGATGTATCCTAATTTTGAATTAAGAGAAAAGCTTACTACAGATACAATTTATTCTATGCTTAGCGAGTATTAGAATCAATTTGTAAAGTCCTTATTCTTGAGCGAAGATGAAGTTTAGAGTGGGACTCGCAAATAGCGTTGGGTAATAGATATTACAAAACTTCTTACAAAAAGATGTTACTTACAACCAACAAAGAGTGATTTAGACTCTTATAGTACAGAATTTATAGTTCCAGACGATTATTATCTTTATATTAGATCTAATAGTTTAGTCTCAAAGTCATATAAGGGTGATCTAGCTAAACCGTAGATTATTCCTAATCAAACAATCAAACAAGACGATGTATCAAAAGTTATCGTATCTCATTTTAATAATCATGGTGTAGTTAGATATCCTATTGTAATATTAGAGGAACACAAAAATAATGGTATTATACGCGTATTGCACGACGAATATACAAATATAGATAAAATAGATTTGGTGTATTACAGAATGCCTTATGATTTTAACGTTTCAGGATTCGACGACGACGATACTAAAGTTGGGGCTATTCATAGTTGCTGCGAATTGCCATATACATGTTTTGATGATTTGGTATCAGGCGCAGTAGAACAATTTATCACTAATTACAAATTCAGACTATAGGGAATTCAGTCTAATCGTAGATAGCAATAGCAAAAACAACAACCGCAACAAGTATAGGAGGCTGAACAATGACATATTTAGAAATACTAATTGGGTTTGAACGAGAAATAAACAAACTTGACGATACTGCAAATAAACCAGCCACAGACGATTCTTTGTATTGGCTAAATCAGGCGGTAGCAAAATTTTGCAAATTGCGTACTAATGGAGATTTTATACATTAGACTGGATACGAAGAGACTGAAAAAAGATTTTCTGATCTTAAAAATCTTTTAACATTTGAATTGTTAACACAAGTGTCTTCTAATGTATTTAATCCATCATATAATGAATATGAATATACATATCCAAAACACATGATGTACACACTAAGCGAAACGTTTGAAATTTCAGATACAAATGGATAGAATAAAATAAATGTTCCAGTATTTGAGTGTACAGCTGATAGTTTTATGTATCGTGTAAATAATTCATTAACTGATTTTCATTATCGAGGTCATTATGCAAGACCTCTTAGAATTAGAACCTCTACTGGATGTAAGCTGCTAACTGACAAGAGATATAATATATCAAAATATTATTTACAATATCTAAGATACCCAAAACAAATAACTTTAGATTTTCCGAATAAAGAATATTCGGATTTTTCAGATATTATACTTTATGAGATAATTAAAATAGCTGCTCAAATGTACATCGAAAATAAATCAGATAAACGCTATTGGACATTATCAAACGAAGTAAATACTCAAGAATAATGCCCAGCCGGTTGGGTCCGGATTTTAATTAGATAGGGCTTAAATTAATTTTATTATGATTACATACGTAAATACAGTTTTTGTTAATAACGACTCTAAGGGCGTTATTACAACTATGCCTGCAGCTCCTGCAGACGCAACTACACCTTCTACTGACGCTGGTAAGTTTGTTGTTATCAAAACAGCCGATGATATGGGCGAGAAGGTTCGCATTGGCCTTGTTACCGATAAGGTACAGGTTATCCATAAGAAAAGTGGAAGTGCTTTTGCTCCAGTGATTCGTTGGACAAACGATATTAAGCCTAAGTGCATCAAGTCATTGAACAGTACTACATATGAGGATGACACAGAAGACAAGTATGATATAGATTTCTCAGGAATTGATCCAGAAGTAGAAAAAGAACTTGGTCTCGGCGGCCGTCGCATCGTTGTTCGTCTTCAGTTTAAGGATCTTCCTACACGTTATCGTAAGTGGTCTGAAACTTATGAATATGTAACTAAGGAAGGTGATACGAAGACAACTATCGCTGAGGGTATCGCAAATACAATTAATTATCAGTATAAGCGCGCTCGTGTAAACGCTTCTTCTACAGCAGGTAAGCTTACTATCGAGGCAATGCCTTATGACGATGACAATGTTGTTGATTCTATCAGTTGGGCAGCCAAGGTTCGCTTCACATGCAATGTGTATTACACGAATCCTAAGGATGCTGCTTTTGCTTCTAACAACAAGTATTTCTTGAAGGGTGTTACAATTAAAAAGACTCCCGGTAAGTGGTATACTGCCTCTGCTAAGCTTGTTCGCGATCGCGAGGCTCAGTCATTTGGTTATATGGGAATCCTAAACCGTGGAGATGGTACTGATCCAATTATACAGCCTGATCTTCAGACTAAGCTTGACGGCAAGTATGATTCTGTGACTCTTGAATTTGAGAATACTTATCGCACTGCAGATGATTGGATTAAGACAAATAAGCAGTCTGTTGAAATTTATGTAAATTCTGGCAAGGGTGCTGATGTGCTCAAGGCTATGCAAACAGCATTTGGAATTACTGTTTCTGCTGAGGCTTAAAGAGATAATTAATAAACATACAATGCTAGGGTGGGGCTCTGCCCTATTCTAGCATTTATTTTTTTTTACATAAGATTAATAAGTATGGGAAATTTAACTATGAATTGCTGCCCATCTACTTAGTACGACATAAATCGTTGCGGATTACCGATATATCACGTTACTATCCCAAATGATAGATGTTGCTGTAATCGTTATAATGGGTTTGGCGTAAACCCAGATTGGAATCGTATATATTACCACAATTGTTATATTGATAATATGTATGGAAATCATTGTTGCATTAGCGGCATTAATTTTAGTAAAGATAGTGTTACTGATGTAATAGTTGGCAATATAGGCTTTATTATTGCACAATTAACACCTTGTGATGCCGACAATGATTGCGTTTGGGAATATGATAAATCTATTTTAAAGGAGATAAATAGTAAAGGCAATACTTTCACATTTATTGCGATTAGTGTTGAAAAGTATGGAGAAACTACAACTACTACTATAACTTGTAGGAGCAAAAAGAATCCAAATGTATTCAATACCATAGATGTCAATGTTTATGATTATGTTAAAGATATATCTATAGCATTTCAAAAGCCATTTAACTATATAAATTATCATAAACATCTTGAATTCACTCCAATTCTAAATCTTATTAGTGGTACAGATTTAATCAATGATGGTCAGGATGTAATGTATGTGTAGTTAACAACTGACGATGGCGCTGTATTATCCAAAGGTAAGAACGGCGTATATTTTTTATATAATGATAATAATTCGGACAGTAATACATCAGCTACTATAATGATTACTTCTAAGTTTAATGGATAGAATGGCGATAAACAATTCAAATATTATACATTTGAATTACGCAATGAAGCAAATTCAGAAGAAATTGATGACGATGTTTATTTGACCAATGCTAAGTATGACCCAAATACTCATTAGGCTACTTACAATATGTCTAATGGTGTAAGTTATAATACTTCATTGGCTAATGAGTTTGAATTTTATAAGAAATAATGGATATATTACTTAAACGAATCGCTAAACGCGATAGCTATACTATCGGGAAATTATATATAAATAATAATTATTTCTGTGATACTATTGAAGACAAAGATAGGGCTTTGACATAGCAGATGGATAGTGCTGCAATACAAAAAATAAAAGTCTACGCCCAAACAGCAATTCCTACTGGAAAATATCAAGTAGTCATGACATACAGTTCTAGATTTAAAAAGGTTATGCCATTGCTATTAAATGTTCCAGGATTTAGTGGGATACGCATACATTCTGGTAATACGGCAAACGAAACAGAAGGTTGTATTATAACAGGTTAGAATAAAGTTGTAGGAAAGGTTATCAATTCAAGAGTTACCACAGATAAATTATATAGTATAATTAAAAAAGCTTGTACTAAAGAAAAGATTTATATAACTATATAGTGATATGGCAATTCTAAATTCTATTGTACACATGTATAACACCATAAGTGGGGGTACTACATTAGGCAAGATTGGAATTACAACCGGCGCCTTAATTGTGTCATACATCGCGCCAATAAGTGGATTACTATTATCATGCTTTGCGTTTACCGTTACCGATTTGGTTTATGGTATAAAGGTAGCCAAACGACAAGGGTAGAAAATCACTAGCGAGAAGGGTTGGAAGGGCACCCTTAAAAAAATATTAGATGAATTCACCATTATATTATTAGCCAGACTGTTAGAGCTATCAGTTATCGGTGAGCACGGTGTATTCGTGCTAACTGGTGGAACTACTGTAATAATAGCACTTACAGAGTTGTGGTCTATATTGGAAAATCTCAATACATTAAATCCAAATGGTCCATGGCGTTGTTTATCAAAATTCTTACGCAAGAAAGGCGAAGAGTATACTGGTATAGATTTTGATAATTTATAGACGATTAAAAATGAAGATAAAGACAACGATAATAAGTTGGATACTTCAGCATAAAAGAATCGCCTTTGAGACTATTTTAAGCCTCTTGGTGGCATTATCTCTATCATATGGGATAACTATGCGCAATAATAATAAAAAGCTCACAGAGAGCTTAAAAATAGCTAATAACAACATTGAGGCCTATTAGGGGTTACTGAGTAACTCTTAGTAGGCCAATAATGTTTTATAGCTTTAGCTGAAGGATCTAGAATATACCAATGACAAATAGATTGCCAGCTTAGTAAAGTCGGCAAACGATAAAAATATAAAAACTAAACAGATATCTACAGCAGCAACCCAAACTCAAACTATAAGCGTTACGAGTGAAAATAAAACAGATATTCCATTAGTAAAAGACACTATTATAACTGACAGTATTATATATAATATATATACTAGATTATATTATACTATATAGAAAGATAGTATACGTACTAAATTGAATGTTTCTAATAAACAAGATTTAATAGTATATACTAAGCGTGAATATAAGAATAAAAAATCTTTCTTCAAACGGTTATTTACATTAGATTTTAAGAAGATTGATAAAGTTTAGTATAAAATAATAAATTCTAACGACTTAATAAAGCAGGATATCGTTAGAGTTATTCAAATAAAATAATATGAAATTATTTTCACTTCGTACATTGATAGATGATATTCTATTGATGATACGCAATAACAATATTAGTGAAAGCGAGGATTTCTCAAGAGCTCAAATACGTGCATGGATTATGCAGTATAAAGCCGCGTTAATCAAAAAGGCAAATGATAACGCTGAATAGAATGCAGAAGATGAAGATGCTGATGATACGTTAGTATCAACTAAGGGCCCTTTGGAATTAGAAGAAGTTGAATCTCTTGATAATAATCACTTATTCACTAGAAGAACAAAAGATGAAATACCGCAACTACTTGACAAGAGTCCGAGATCTATAATATCGGTTACTGATCAATCAGGTTGTGTTATACAGCAAATGCCTCAAGAACGCAGACATTATTAGTGGTTTAGAAGGTACACATATGCAGAACTTACGTATTATTACGAAAATGGATATATATATATTTAGGGTAATTAGGACTGTGATCGGTTGAAGTATATATATGTAACTGGAATATGGGAAGATAATTCCGATGATATAGATGAAGACGATATTGAAGTTCCTGGATGGATGGTACCAGATATCAAATAGCTAATCATGAAAAACGAGTTGTCATTCATGTTAAAATTACCAAGCGATGACACTAACAATGCTACACTTCAAGGAATCAAACAACATGGACCACAAGATACGTAGAAATAAAAAATCATATACTATCTACGACATGTATAATAACTTTGACACGAATGTGTCTTATTTTGATTTTAAGCGCGTTTTATCAGAGTTTAATAAACTTATACTAGAATCTATTCAAGATCGCTCAGAATGCTTTAAAATGCCTTACGGGCTAGGTTATATTTGCGTAGTTAAATACAAACCAAAACAATTTACTAAAGAACATTTATCTAAAGATTTTAAAGCGTCTAAAGAATACGGAAAGACAATATATTATTTAAATGAACACACTAGCGGATATAAATATAGATTATTTTGGTCAAAATTACCATAGACATTTCCAGATAGATATAAGTATTAGTTATAGTTTGTTAGATAGAATAAGCGAAGATTAGCACAAAGAATATTTAATAATACAGATTATATAAATATAGATGATTTACAAATATACAAAATGTGAGTCTGTCATTGCGAAAATAATGGCAGACTTAGATGCATCGGAAAAGAATAATCGCGTTACTGATATCAGAGAATGGATATTTGAGGCTATGGAAAAGATAGGTGCTCCATTATAGTATATTACAAAAGAGTCGAAGCCTATGTAGATATGTGATCACCAAGTTCCGATTCCAGATGAATTACACGATTTGATGACAGTTGCGTATTCTGCATCGCCAGACGGCCCATGGATCCCAATGAGAACTAATACATCATCATTCAACTAGCCAGACGTTCATAAATTTTCGCATGTTGAAATTCCGACTGTTGAAAAATTGCCAACAACGCAAGCTCAGTTATATACATACAAAGGCGAATTGGAACTACAACGTCATTTGAACGACATCGAAGAAGTAACATACTTCTTAAAACCAGGATGGATTGTAACAAATAAGGATCATGGATTTATTAAAATTTCATATCGAAGTATAGCTTCAGATGAACGCGGATATCCGCTAATACCTGATTTGGCTTCATATTAGGAAGCGATCTATTGGTATGTTGTAATGAAGCTTAAATTCCCTAGATATCTAAATGGATGGCTTGGCGGTCACAGAAAATACACTGCTGAAATATATAACACCATTACAAGAAACTGGAATTTCTATCGCAATTAGGCTTATGCCGAAGCATTAATGCCAACTGAGGGTGATATAAGGAGTATAAAAAACCAATGGAATAAACTAATTCCAGATTGGGATTCTGATGATTATTTATTTGCTCCAGTTGGTAGACGATAGATGAATTATAATGATTACTACTATGGATATTAATAATAATTAGCAATAGAACACATTTGAATCTGGAATGAATACTGATACGTCAGATGCAAGAATTGCGTCTAATTAGTATCGATATGCTAGGAATGTACGCCTAATTAGTAACACTGGTAGTAATTCTGCTGAGATTCATATGGTTGAAGGATTTGCAAAGGTGGGAGATCTATATAATGTAAAAGAAGTCTTAGCAACTGCGTCAATAAGGGATTATGGCGTTATAATAGCAGATACAACAACAGATACAAATACACCGACTTTTAACGTATTCTATTTTAAAAATAAGAATAATAATACAGATTCTTTAGAATATTATTCTCATGATGATATAAAATAGGTTTTTAAAACCAATGTTAATGGTAAATTAAACAAACCTTTAGATATTGTCTGCCGATATGAGCAAGATGATGTTATTAAAATATATCTCAGCGATGGTGAATCCCCAATGCTAGTAATAAATATTTTAAAAGAATATCAAGATTAGATTAATTTGGAAAATCTAACTTTATATCCATCTGTATTATTTTCAAAGCCAATATTTGATGGATATTGTGAAGGTTCTCTAAAAGGTGGTCTATATTAGTATTCATATAGATTGTATAATAAATATGGTACAGCTTCAGAAATATCACCGGCAACAAACCTAATACCAGTTGTGAGATAGAACAATGGGTATAGCTATGGTGTAGAAAATGATTATTCTTCTGGAAAAGGTATAATTATAAGTGTAGACATTGACAATGTTGTTAATTTGGATTATATTCAAGTAATTAGAACTAGCTATTTAGAATCTGGTTAGGATCCACTTATTGAAATTATATACGATGCAAAGATTGACTCCAATCATAGATTTAAGTTGTCAGATTATGGTATTTCTGGATATTAGGCTTTGACATTAGAGGAATATAATTCAATGTCTGGAGAACATATTATTCCAAAGACAATAGAATCTAAAAACGACTACTTATTTGCTGGGTGTATTAAAAAGTTCAATTTTGCAGATGCCAAAACATAGGAAGTATTTGATAATTTTGACGCCCGCTCTTATTCGTGCGACGAAGATGGAAAGGTTAGAATATATAGCCAAAGTGGAGAGCTTGAAGCAGAATTTGATTTTGATAACATTCCTGAATTAAATGATGATAATAGAGAGTGGGATTGCGTAAATAAAGATGGAAAGTATTATAGCGCTGATGAAAAGAAATACGGCGGTCGTGGCAAATATATAAATTGGAAGTTTATAAAGACTAATTTATATGAAGATACAACTCCGTGCATGCCGCATGATAAAACATCTGTAATGTATGACAGTACATAGGATTGGTATTTGAAAATAAATTAGTCACACAACACTAAAATACCGTACATGGACCCCAACGCGTATTACAATGAGTTTATTGGAACGACATTGCCTGGAATACGTAAAAAATTAGATAATACCGAATTGAGTCTATATAAATATATATAGGCATACGAAATATCAAATGGGTAGAACGGAGATAAATATAATGTAAAATTACATGGAGTGAGTGATTCCGATCTTCATGATCAGAATTATGGAAATCCAAAAGTCGCATATTCTTTAAAGTCGTTAAGACGTGGAGAGACGTATAGATATGCTATTGTATTTTATAATAAATATGGATTTGTTTCAGACGCGAAATGGATTGCAGATATAAAAGTGCCAGAATTATATACTCCAGGATTTGAAACATTCACCGCACATGGTGAGTGTGTAGATAAACCAACAGACAACTGGATTAATTCGTCATACGGAAATTTGTAGAACAAATGCGATTTGGTAACACACCCAATTGGAATAATGTTTGAAATAACATTACCGGATAAAATTAAAAATAATATTATTGGATACGAAATTGTTAGATGTAATAGAAATGTAAATAATATTAAAAATCTAATGTAGGGAGTTTTGGCTAGACCAATAAATAAAAAGGTTTGGCTTGATAATACAAAAACAGAATATCCATACACACCAACAGGATGGCTTACGACTGCTAGATATTGGACTGGACAATAGAATAGATATTAGTATAAGATTTCTGGAGTAGATGATGATGCTAAAAATGGAATAATATACGAAGCCGATAATTCTGAAAATTTTAATTTGTATCAATTCGTATCAGCAGAAACAACTTATCAGCCAGACTCTGCTCAAGATCTTATAAAAAAGAATAGTGTAAAACTTGCTGCACAAAGATATTTGTTTGGATGTAGTTATGACACTCCATTAAATTAGTGGTCTTCGTCTCAGAGAAATCCGTCTAATAATAATGAGTATTATAAAACTGTAAATTAGACATCTCTTGCTCGTGTTATTAAGCTTGGTCCATATAATACAGCATTGAGAATCGGCGGAGTACAAATAGCAAACTATTACAATAACCAATACGAAAGCGATCCATATAAAGTTTACGGTTTTGGAACAATATCTGAAGCTAGTCCATTATTTCCGCTTGATGTTATATCAAAAAGATTAGGATGGGAGTCAATTGATAATTTAAAACACTCATGGGCTGTAGGTGGGACCATAGGAAAACATTTTGTTTTACCGGATGTAAGATAGTGGTACTTCTTTTCTTACTTTAACTTTGCAGCAAAAAATAAGAGTGAATCATTTATAGCTCCTCCTTCAGATGGTTGGAAACTTGATAATATAAACGATAAAAGTTTTTCTTATGTAAAACTTTATGAATAGTCTAATACTATAACTTATAGGCAACCAGCGACGTCTCCAACAGGAGGAATATCGTTATTTCCAGCATTTGATGGAGAGTTTGATGCTGGAGGAAAACAAAAAGATGGGTACCGAAAATACAATAATATATCTAAAGTTTATTCTTATAAAAAATCTTAGGTTAGAGATATAAGCTGTGATATTACAGACTCAAGAATATCGAGTGTGTATGATTATTATGATTTATTTACTAAAAGTTCTGATGCACAATAGCAGACAATAGCTTTAAATTATAGCAACATAGATAATGTTGGCGATTACTCATATTATAATAATATAGTAGATATTGCTTATAATACATCGTTGCCAAAAATATTTAAAGATCAAGATGATATAACTGGTGAAGATTGGACAGATTCTTACAAAGACACATATCAAACAATATTCGGTATTGGTGGCAGATGCATGCTATTACAATTACAATATAAAAATCCGCAAGACGACAGAGCTACATTTTACAATACATCTGCTGCAATAGACAGGTTGAATTTTTAGAATAAAATAGTAACACCAAGCCCTGTATGTATAGGTGCGAGCAACGGATTTAAACAAGATTTACCAAACGTTATAACATATTTTGCAAATAACAAAGAGTTCGGATAGGCAGATTTTACATTAAACGGCGAAAATATATTCAATAAGTATCTTGGCGGATTTGATTATCAGATTGTAAATAACGCGAAAACTAATATATATAAGCCAAGTATAGCAGGCACATTCTTATGTAATGTACAGCAGGTTCCTGATATATATGGAGGTCAATCTTATACGGCTAGAAAGGAAAATATATATTATAGCTATGGAGATTTTTATAAGCCACAAGACAAAACCTAGACAATATATGTTTTTGATGGCGATACTTATATAACTCCATTAGAATATTTCTCAATGCATAAATGGGCCACATCTGACAGAAGTGTGAAACATCCTGTTAGAAATTCAATAATATACTCGATACCATTAGAATCTAGTATAAATATGGATTTGACGTATGGGCACGAATTTAGCAAGAATGCAATAGGCAATAATGCTGGCAATCTTGAATCAAATGCACAGATAAATCCAGTTTAGGATTAGAATATAGGATTTACGCAATCTGATAAAATGTATTTATATAATAGCGTATATTCTACTAATTAGAAGGCTAGAGTATTTGCAACCGATTAGGATGACACATAGTCGTTAAGAAATGTAGATTATCGCGTCTACTACTCTTCTCCAAAGGAGAATAACGAGATTATTGATAGTTGGTGTAAATTTCAAGCGTCTAATTATATTGATGTAGATACTAGGTATGGATCAATAAACAAACTTAGAACATTTTAGAATTCATTATTATTTTGGCAAGATAACGCATTTGGTAAGCTTGCAGTTAACGAAAGATCTGTTATCACAGACAATTCTAATGCTGCATTATCGCTTGGTACTGGTGGAGTTCTTGAAAGATACGATTATATATCAACGTTGTATGGAATGAAAAAAGGGCAGATTACAGACACTCAATCTGATTCGTCCATATACTGGTGGGATGCAAACAACTTAGATATTCTTTGCTACGATAATGGTCTTAAAAATTTATCAAAAAACAATAATTTGCATGACTACATAAATAAAAATGTTAATCGTTTATCTTAGAGTGCCAGATCTACATACGATAATAAGTATAGAGAAGTTATATTCTAGATTTTAGATAGCAATGACAACCAAGAGGGTCAGTCTATAATATATAATGAGGACGCTAGTGTATTTACTTCAATAAATGACACGCACGGAAATAAAACACCATTTACAATAACATTTTAGCTTGGCAAATATTCCATAACAGATAATTCTATATATAAATATAATACATCTATAAAGAAGCACGCATATTCAATTACAGGCAAGAGTATTACGCCGTATATAAAGTATGTTGTTAATAATTTATATTAGACTCCTAAAGTATTTGATATTCAAACGTTTGGCGGTTATTTCCAAGATGAATCAGAGAACAATGTGTGGGATAATAAGAACGATCTTGGATTTAATTACTTTACTAAAAACTCAACTTATAAAGATGATTAGTATTATCAAATATCAAATGTTGAAGGTAAAGATATTACAAATAGAGAATACGATTATAGATTAGATATTCCAAGAGCTAAGACAGGCGGTAAACTTAGTCTATTTGGAAATAGAATGAGAGGAAAAACTATGATTGTTGAGATGTATTCAAATAGCAATAGCGTTGATTTCTCATTGCAATATATAATCACTAAATATAGGATATCATGTAGTTAAAATAGATAAAATACATCAAAAATAAGCATAGTATTCCAGGGTTTGTAGAAGGCGCTGATAGTGGAATTAAATTTCAAATGTCTGATGACGCCGATGTTGGACTAGATCAATATGGACAATTTGGCAAACAGTCAAACCTTTCATTAACTGATGATGATATGACAGAACTGAAATCGTCTATACGAGGAAAGTTTTAGATGCCAAAACCCAAATTGGCCAATGTATTATCGCGTGGTGATAAATTTGCTTCTGCTTTAAATAATGGCGTAGGAATTGCAGGTGATGCCGCTATAGCATTTGGTAATATTAGAAATTCGTATATGGCTCCGGTCAAATCAGAAGATCAAATGAATTCTGAAGCTGGCATGTCTAATTAGAATATAAACGGAATGGATATACGATTACAAAATGATATTGATACTGCTGGCCAAATTAAATAGATTAATGCAGAAAACACAGCCAACACGCTTGCATCCGCACAGTCTGGAGCAAAACTAGGACAAAGTGTCGGAAGTCTTTTAGGTCCAATTGGCGGTGCAATCGGAGGTGTAATTGGCGGCTTAGGTGGAGCTGTTGCTGGAATATTTGGAGGAAAGAACCGAAAACGCAAGTTAATGGCTCGTATAAGAACTGGTAATATAAATAATGCGTTTGGGAATAATTAGAGATTAAGTTACGCAAACACTTCTAAATTACAATCTTAGTATGAAACGGAGCACGAAAACACAGAAGATGATATATTATATGCAAATATAGGTAAAAGCTCATTAAGAATGATTAGATATGTTAAATAAATAGTATGGTAATGTATGGACTCCAAATGGGCCTCAATTTGGGCAGATTAATAGCCTTGTTGGCAAAGGCGAGTCTATAATAAATCTAAAAGATCAACAAGGATCCATAGTTAGAAGCGGATAGGTTGGACGTGATACAATACCGTCTAATGTCACAGAGGATGACGATAATACGATATTCGGCAATTTGAAAAGGCTGAATGGAACTGATACATTTGCTTAGGCTGCGGCTCCATACACACAATAGTTGGAATAGATTAATAATATGGAAAAGAAATATAAAAGTTACGAAAATAAAAGCTCTCTTGCTGAACGCACACAAAAATTCCAACAGAAGCAATTTTAGGCTATTAAAAAACCAATAATGAACAAATTGCAAAGTCTTGCTCAAGAGCAAGCTTATGTACATAAATCATAGTAGTATAATTGTGGAAAGGTACAAATGTTTGATACCGGCAAACCTAGTATGTTTGATGGTATTAATCGTGAAGTTGATTATTCCCCGTTGTTTAGGGCGGCTAATTTGATGTCTGTTACAGATAAGGGAAATAAAGATACAACGTACAAGCCATGGCTTGGTTCTGCTTCTGCTAAATGGATTGAGGACATGCCAGGATATTTAGAGGCCACTGGTCGTTTGTTTGATAGTAATGGCAATCCATCAACATTGTTCAACGCGACGGTTAATGGCAATATTCCTTATACTAAAAGTTAGCCATCAATTCTTGGTAGATTTGATAGCAAGGGAGGTCCTCAGCACGCATCTCCAGAACTCGTAGCAAATTATGTTCAAGATCCATTAGGTCTTGGTGCTAAAAGACAGGTAGACAGATGGGATCCAACTAAATCAACAGCTCCAACATTAAATCAACTTGCGTTAATAATGAACAAACCTACATCGTCAATCAAATACGGTTTGTACAGAGACGATTACTACTCTCCATTTAATTTTAATAACACTGCAACACAGCCTTAGGATGAGCCATATGATGAGTCTTAGGGCCAAAAATATCCAAACAAGTTTACATCGTTTCTTAATTAGTTGTTTAATAAGAATAATTATCTTGGCGATTATCACACAATTCCAGGATTAGCTACAGCTGGAGTTGGATTAGGTCAGTATTTAAGAGCCAGAGCTGACGAGCCAAAAGGTTCTGATATATATGCTGGAAATAAATATGAGCATATAGGATTAAATGGACTGGCTGGACTTAGATAGAATCCATACGAATATCTTAGATAGATGTATGACGCTGAACGCAGAGGCGCTTATCAAATAGCGAATTCTGGTAATCCAATTGGAAAGACAAATTAGAGAATCGCTTTAGCATTAGGTTCTCAATCTAATATGGCAAAACAATTAGCTGCTGTTAATTCTGAAAACTTAAATCGCAAACAGCATTATTATGACAGTGCTCTATCTGTTGGAGCTCAAGATGCTGCCAGGAGGCAAGAGGCTAATAAATATGACTTTGAAACATTTACAAAAGCTCATGCAGCCAAAGAACAAATGCGCCAAATGGGTCTTAGGAACATGTTGTCTGCATTATGGCAAACACAAGCAAATAGATTTAAACGTGATATGGGTAACGCTCAACTTAAATTGTATAATAAAACGCTCGATGCTGATAAAGCTAAAATGCTCTCTCAGATAGCAGCCAAATACGGTATATAATTATGATTTTTTAGTACGATTAGGCATTGGAAATGCCGACCATGAATGTATATGATGACGGACTCATGCAATAGTACATAAATGCTATAAAAGAGGATTATAAACAAGGTCTGGCAGATTAGAAAGAATTTATAACAAAATACGGTGATTTTTAGAGTCCGCTATCTAAAAGTGTAGATTGGTGGAATGAAAATGTGAATGAACCTATTAGGGAGTTTGTGCAACAAGCTTCTAAGGCCGGAATTGATATGAGATCTCCAGAATTTAGAGCTGCATTATCTAGATTATAGAATAACATGCCTTATAGCGAGATGCAAAAACAGAAATAGTAGGCTAAATATGCAGAAGAATATATTCAAAATAGAAATGCTTTAATTAGGGCTGGTAAATATGATCCAGACTTTGAAAAATACCTTCTTAATGGCAAAACACTAGAATCATGGGATCCAATAAAAGATGGAGAATGGACCAGAACGTCACCAGAACAATTAAATGAATTATCAGCATTTGCTGCGTTATCTACTAATGGTCTTAAAGATTCGTTTATTAAGAATGAAAACGGGTATGATCATTATGGCATTACTAGGGATCGCGTTTAGAATGCTATTGGAAGAAATATGTTGGATTATTTAAACTCAAATTCTGGTAAATATTATTTAGATCTTATTGCAAAATAGAACGGTTTAGATTTAAGTAATAATTTTGATAGGCAGAAAGCTGAATAGGCTTTATTGAATGCAGCAATAGATAGGTCTGGCAAGGTTAGCGATAATATAAAGGTTAACGAATATGACTTATTAAAGTATAAGCATACTTATGATGAGGCTGAAGCATAGCAAGATTTTGAAAATAAAAAAGCTTTAGAATATTATAAAAATAATATCCTTAATAATACCAATGGCGTATATAACGCGCCAAAAGGATACTCTGCACAGTTTACTCCCATTGGAGATAGAGTTGTAAACACGCCTTCTTCAAATGCTAAAATCACTACGACTGAAGGCAAAGATGAACAAAACAAAACAACTAAAACTGTAAATGTGCCTACAGAATAGTATTATAGGTTTAAAAATAACGATATGGCCAAATCCGAGCTTTACTATATGAGTAATGGTCAATTAAAAAAGTATTCAAAATTTGGATACAAATCAAATAGATACAAGTTCTATCCAGTCGCCAATGACATAATAGCTGGTAGTGATGGTTGTTATTATTAGCGTGGTACACTAGCTGTCGGGAAAAAACAAGCCACAAATGTATACATGAGAATGAAAAAGACTTATAAAAAAGATAGTAAAAAATGAGCGATACATATAAATATATAATGCGTCCACAGTCGTATTCTACAATGCTTGGCGATGTAGCAAAGTAGAGTGCGGCTAAAACCGCTTTTTTTAGAAAGAGACCAAATACACCAAAACGAGATTTAAGTTTTTAGAACTCTGTAATAGATAAAACAAATAAATAGGTGTACGGAGATGCCGCAAAATACATAAAACCAGTATCTGCAAAAGAGGCTAATCGTGACTACATTAATGCTAAGCGAGATTATAATAATTATTGGAACTCTGTAAGAGCTAGGCAAAAACTAGACAAAGAAGAATAGGATGAAATTGACAAGATCCGCATTGACACTTTTGGCGAAAACGCAAAGTCAGATATGTGGAAAGGTTTGTCAAGTCTTATATATGATGTAAAAAATATATATAATGATGTAATGGCTAATAAGTCTAGCGGTGGTGCAGAGTCTTTAGAAAGCGATAATCGTGATTTGCTTACTAAATAGGCGCTTAAGGATGAGTTTGCACAGTACTTAAAGATTTAGCAGCAATTTAATCTTCTTAAAGAAGCTCTTCCTCAAACAACTGGTAAACAACGAGAAGAAACTGAGAAACAATTATACGAGTATCAATAGTATTTAAATAATCCTGATAATTTCCAAAAAATAGCAGATTTTGCTAATGCCAGAAATAGGGAGTATGGATTTTGGAGAGAATTAGGTAGAAGCTTTTCAGAAGGTTTAGGCCAAGGTCTCGGTAAAATGATAGGTCTTTCTAATAAGGATATATCAAATTATGATGCTAATGCTATCCAAAAAAACAGAGATGCAAGCCTTATAAAAAGTACGGTCGCTGACCTGGTATCTAAGGGAAGAGATTCTATTATAGATAATAAAGATGAATCTGCGTATCAAGCAGATGACTATCAGCTTGCGATTGCTGGACTAGATGCTGAAACTAAAGACGACAAAAACAAAATAAGATAGAATAATAAAAGGGCCGCTGAATTAAGAATGGACGAAGCTAGATATAAGGCCAATATTCCTAAAGTTTGGACAGATAAATCTCAAATTACTCAAAACGAATCACTTTTTAATCCAGATTATTGGCTGTATTGTGTTCCAGGCACTGTTGGTTCTTCTATATCCTCAGATAATTTCTGGAAAGCAATGGCTATTAAGGGCGCTGGCGGTGCAATAGGAGCTGCTTTAGGTTCTACTGGTGGTCCGGCAGGAATGGTCGGCGGAGCTATTACTGGTTGGAATATGGGCTCGATGGCTTCTGCGCCGTTTGATTTTGCTTCTGGCCTTGATGAAAATAAAGTAGAAATCCAAGATAAGTATCTTGATAACCTTGCGTCAAATTTAGATCTATATACAAAAGACCATGTTACCGGCAAAAATAATACACCGCTAAAAAATGCCATATTATCAGATTTGCAAAAGCAGAGCATGGAATATTGGCATAAACAAGGCATGTCTGACGATTATATTAATGAAAATTACAACATTAATAATGACACTGGTGTACGCAATGTACTGCAAGACCTTTCAGCAGGAAGAACATCTAATTCTAGTCCAATATTGAAGCAAGCAGCAATGGCGTCTGCAATTGGTTTAAATGCTCAATACTACTCTGATAATGTTGTTACAATGACAGATACAGCAATTGATTTGTGGGCTAACTATTTGCCTGGCGGCACTGGATTTAAACTTGTAAAGGGAGCTGCTGGCAAAGCTGGCGAAAAAATTGCTAATACTGCAGTAGGATCTGCTGTTAAGGGTTCTGTATAGAAAGCTGCAAACAAGATTAAAAACCATTTATTTGTTTCTTCCGAAGGCCGCGGCGTAATGATGTTTGACAATCCAATGTCTAGGGCGGCGTCTCAAGGCGCTACTAAATCTGTAAAGGAAGCGGCAGAAACAGGGTTTGTAAACTCTTTTAAAAATGGTTATAATACAGTAGGAGACGCTGTGTCGGAACTTGGGTTTGGTATGGCCGGAAAGGTCGCTGCTGGTACGGCTGCTGGAGCCACAAACGCGATGGTTCATGCAATTAGAAAAGCATTACCAGAAAGAGCTTAGAGGTTTTTAGATAAATTTGGAGAGTCCGCTATAAATAAATATCAAGGCGTATTAGATAAAATAACTCCAGAAGGATCGTGGAGAAGATTAGGTTTAAGATACGGTATTAAATATGCCGAACGTAGAGCTGTCGGAGGAATTGCAGAAGGTGTAGAAGAGGGTAATCAGTATCAATTTTCTAAGAAAGACTTTTCTAAATATAGATATGGATTGCCGTCATTATCAGATTTATTGCTTAGTCATACATCTGCTACAATAAATGCATTTAAGGCTGGCGGGTCGTTATTCGGAATTTGTGATAGCGAACTCAAAGATGATATTGAGTTTTGGAATAACACTAAGGGAGGAATGGCTCTTGGGCTTGCCAATGCTAACGCTTTTATTCAAGGTGGAGCTTACGCTCGTGAGGCATATCTGCAGCATTAGGTTACAAAAGCTTTACAAAATGAATTGATAAAGAGCCGCGAAGACGGAAAACTGGCCAGAAGATCCAATCAAGCTATTGCTTCTCTTGCGGCTCAAGGTAAGGGAGATGCTGTAATTTAGAGCATTTAGTCTTAGTATGATAACGACAAGCGTCGTAGCGAAGATCAAAGAATAGCCTCTGATGAACAATGGGAGGAAAAGCTTAGAACTGCTAATGAAATAAACTCTTTGGTAGAAAATGATTAGCTTACTAACAAACTTGAAGCAAAAGGTATACGTAAAGGGTCTGTTCAATATCAAGCCGCCATTGCAGATTATTTCGATTCAAGAAGTCAAATAAAATAGAACACTGACGACATAAATGATATCGATCAACGCATTAGACAGAATTCCAACACTAAATATATAATAGATTCTATTACCGCAAGTGTAGAGAATCAAGTTGAATAGGAACAGTAGCAGCCAAATTCTAAAATGTCTGACGAAGACCGAAAGGATGCTGTCAACAATAGAGTTAGAGAAACCGTAGCAATAAATTCGTTATATAATCAACTTCATGGTCTACTTACGCTTAAGGCTAAGACTTAGACTTTAAAAGGATTTTTCGGAACATTAAAAAGACGCGGGATTAGTGCTATTTAGAATCATAATATGGCTCTAAAGCTTCTCGATAAGCAAATTGCAGAAGTTAAGAGTTAGATTAATGATTTATTCAATACCGGCATTACTGATGAATCTGATAGATTTGACAGATTTGAAGGCATGTCAGATATGCAGATAGCAAATGAGATTCGTAATAGCTTCGGATTTGTTAATAATAGTGATGTTTAGGAGCTTATACAATAGAAGGCTTTATTGTAGCTTTCAAATCAACAACATCTTATGCATTTAGACCAGTTTAATTATGGTTTAGTAGAAAGATAGGATGATAGCGGCAATGTTATAAAGCGCATTAAAAATCGTTATTCTACGCCTAAATATGAGTACAATCCTGAAGAGTATGAACAACAAAGAAAGGATAATCAAAGAGAAAGCGAAATAGCTAGAGAGTATTCTAAGTCAGAAAGGAAATTACAGGCTAAAATAAACTCAAAAAAGCTTGAAATATCACAACTTAGAGAAAAGGATAGTGATGATGCCGAGCTTCAAATAGATAAACTTAATGCAGAACTTGCAGATCTTAATTTGTAGCTTGACAAAGAGCGTGAGAATGCTCGTGATAATAAGGAACTGATTCATAGCCGCGAACGTTTAACTTCGACTCGCAAATCTGAGAATGACAGATATGTACAGCGCTTAAATAAAATTCTTGAAGCGCAGCAGAATAATGATGCGATAGATTGGATGGTTCAGGATATTACCGAAGGCAAAGCTGGAAGTAAAATAGATGATCTATATTATGATGAATATATGCGTAGTCAAGAAGAATAGATTAAATCTGATCAGACAACTGCTACTGATAGGTTGCGTTATGAATCTGGAATTCAAGAATACGAATCTAAAGAAGAAGCCGATATTAAAAAATAGGAAATAGAAGCTGCCAGGAAAAAGCGTGAAGAGAAGCTTAAGCAGAATGGTGATAAATGGAATAGACGTCGTAAAATAGTTATTGAGCAAACTGCGAAACGATTAAATAGAGTAGCCAATAAATATAGTGGAACATTAAATTCGTCGTTTGGTTTAACTCCAGAAATGCTTGAAAATACTGCAATTAAATTGATGGCTAATGGAACATTGGCAGTTTATAAAATAGGGAACTTTATCGATGACATTAGAGATATCGTTTCTATTGCTGCTGGTTAGAAAGGTCTTACATCTAGCGATATTGACAATATAATTAAAGAATCTACTAACAATATAGTTTATGCTTATCGCAAGGCGGTAGTTAAAGCGGCTCTCGCATATTAGTTAATAGGAAAATCTACAGAAGGAGTATTTAGCACATAGGAGGAATTAGATAATATTCTGCAACAAAAGCCGGATGAAAGGCAAACTCTTAAAGAATAGCAAAAATGGACAGACGCTCAGCTTCAAATTAGGAAGAAATTTGAACAATCTCAAGTTGCAATAAATAGAGAAAAGAGTGATTTCTATACTACATATGTTACAGAAAGTGGTAATGATGTAGCTTATAGAAATGTTATATGGACTGCTCTTGGCAATGAAGAAGCAGGCAATTCCGCATCATTACACAACGCCAAGGTTGTGCGCTCTGCAATACTCAATTATCTATTAACCGGAGACACAAATTACATAGAAAACGCTATTTTGAAAGATGAAGACGGTAATCCATCATACTTAAAACGGCTTGCCGGATATGATCAATTCTTAAATCATGTTACAAAAATATATAATTCTATATAGAATTAGGGATATATGCCATTAGATGTTAACCTTAATGTATATGGAAAGATAAATGACGGGTCTAATGTTTCTTCATAGGCAGATATAGTTTTAATTGATTCTGAGGGCAAGGCTGTAATTTATAATATTCTTACATCGTTTTATAGCGATATTATGAATACTGGATTATAGTCTCACGATCTAGGCACTACTAAAAATTTGGTTGATAGAGCTATTTCTGAAATGTATCCAGTGCTTTAGATATTCTAGAATAAATTTAACGTCCCAGTTAAAAGCTGCATAATAATTCCAATAAGCATCCAGCCAAAAGCGTCTATAAATATTGAAACTAATAATGGCAACGCATATTTTGTAACCGTCGATTAGATAAATAAGTTTTATAATCAAACAGAGCAATAGATTCGCGATGAGTTATCATATGTTATTACAAAGTATAATGATTACGCTACAGCATATAACTATAGTCATGGCGAAAGCAAGGCAGATCTTATTAATTCAGACTCTTATGATCTAACACAGCCTATATCTCAAATTGTAGATTAGATAGTATCTATCAAACAGAAAATAGATACTATTCTTGAAATGATGGCCAAGCAACAACCACATAAACAAGAATAGAAAACTAAAGAACAGCATATTCCTAATGATAATGATATTGAATATACTGAATAGGAATAGGAATTTATTAGCGCTGTTTAGACTTTGGATTCAATGATAACAAATGAGGTAGATGCTGGAATTGTTGATGATAATTTTATATTACAAACAGTTGCGTGTTAGTCAAAATTATATCAATTGCTTTTAAATAAAAATTCGTCGATTGATAGAATACAGAATGCACATGATGTTATTGTTAGAGCTATACAAGAAATTGCTAAAAATTCTCAAAATTACACCAATTGTGCTAAGGCTATTCAAGATTTTGTTAATATTTCACAGTTCATAAATTCTAGTCAGCTATCATTACAATCTGCAAATTATATAAATGTAATGATAAAGACATTTAATTTGTGGAATGGAGTTTTTAATACATTCTTAGATCATAAAAATCGTATAGAAGATATTGGTACATAGCAATGGTATTCATCTCTCGCGAATAACTTTATAAAACCGCTTGTCGAAGAATCTATTTAGTTTGTTGACGATAATGAATATCTCGACAGTGTTTAGAAGTAGTTGTTTAAAACCGTTATTGATAAAACATAGCAGGCTATTGATTAGTTCAATTAGATTTATAAAGTTGCACCATCATAGCTAATAAATAGTGATGAAGTTACTCGTGTTAATTCTATGTCAACGATGACGCGTCATGTTACATCTGGTGCATCAACTACAAAGTGCCAACCATCTCTTACGTCCTTGGGATAGAAATCATTTGCTGAAATATCTAAATAGCCAGATCTTATCTCAAATTCAAAACTGTCGTTTAGATTGGACAATACAGGCAATCCTGTAATGACAATAGAATACAATGGACGTACTGTTGATCTAAATTTTGTACAAAACCCAGCTAAATCTGGCTCTAATTTCCACGAACGGTTTAATGCATATTCTAAGCCATTTAGAGTAAAGCTATCTAAAATGATTTAGATTTGCAATCAATATCCGTCTTATCATATTGTTGCATAGATTCAGAAATAGAGATGCTCATTCAATATAGGGAATACTGTCAACAATGTTTCTTAGTTCTTATTTAATTCTAATGGGAATCAGCACAACCTGTTTACTATAACAGTATCTGATAAAGATAGGATTGGAACATTAAAAGATAGCAAACAGCCATTTAGTATTAGAGATGCAAGTGGGCATGTTATTGGTACATATTTAGATCCAGACACTGGTATCTTACCAAGATCAATCCCAACTGGTCAATTATTCTATATGTATGATGATGGAAGAAATGAACAGCATGGTAAATACACACCTGTTCAACTTACAGTACAATCATTTGGTTAGCTTGGAATTACACAGAATCTTATTGATCTTATCAAATTAAGATCTCAAGGCGAAACGGAAATTAATGGATTTAATATAAACGATCTTATCGCCATGGTTATGTTTGTTCCAGACGCAAGTAAGAACTAGGTAGTAGATAACGCTATTAAGTTTATATAGCCTGGCATTGTTGCAATTGGCAGTAAGTAGTATAATTTGTATGGAAATGATTATAATGCGTTTGTAAACAAAATAAACAGCCTTAGAGTGTGTGAAAATATATCATTGCTAAATTAGAATTTGAATAGCTCTAGTAATAGTGTATTTAGAAAACTGTCTGAAATATTTGCCAATTCATCTAATGAGAGCATAACATTACCAAATGGTCTTACGTTTACGTCTGAGGATTTTATGCATAAAGAAAATGGAAGAATTGTTGGTTCTACATATCTTGGATATCTTTTCAGAAACAATCTTATTGGCACAAATATTACCAGTGTGAAGGATACATACATTTAGGTGTCTAATATCAAATTAGAAAAGAAAGATAAAGATCCAAAAGAAGATATTAAAGGCTAGATAGATGAAGCTAATTCTAAGCAGACTTTTGAAAGCAAAACTAAAAGTCTTGCTGGGAATATTATGGATATGATTAATCGTAATCGCGGATTATTCAATGTAGTTTCTCAAAAAGATTTAGTAAATCGAAGTGAAGACGATGCAATTGAATTCCAGAATCGAATGAGATAGATTATTGGAGACATGCTTGGCGATGGAGACGCTAAGAGTCTTAGATTCTTTGACAACCAATCTCTTCAAGGAGTTACATATAATGCAAATGTTGCTGGCGTATGCCATTCTGCATATATTGAACTTAGCACAGCCGCTCCAGAGTCTACTGCGTATCATGAAGCCTTCCATAAAATACTTGAGCTTACTATGCCTCCCGCTGATAGAGAAAGATTGTATCAAGCATATCGTGATAAATATAAAAACACCAATCTATCAACAAGGGATATAGCTGAGGGTCTTGCCGATTTATTCACAGAATACGTTCAGCGCAATGTGATAAATATGAAAAAATCTAAATGGTTCTCATATTTTTACAATTGGTGCAAGAAAACGTGGTTTAATACTATGATGTCGTTTAAATTTGGCAATACATGGAAACAATTCACACAAGTATATTCGCAGGCTCTTCGTGGAGATTTTAAGGATGGAAAGATAATAAAAGAGAATATAGAGAGGTTCTAGAATGAATTTGAAGATAAGCTTTATTACGAATTTAATGATAAACAATCTCATACAACTACAAAATATAATTGCATTAGTAATATATCAGAAGCTAGAGAAGTTGCTAAATCGTTAGCGTTCTTTGTAATTAAATCTTACGGATTGGACGCTATAAATCCGTCTGGAACAAAGATAGAAATAAATGAATCTACACCAAATAGGTTTAATGTTATAAGCCATAATTTACTCTCATATCTTAGAGCTGACGGTGTTGATTATATCAACAAAACAGATGCTCAACGCGCATATGCAGAAATACTTGAAGAAAAGATAGAAACTATTGAGGAAAATGGAAGTAAGCGACAAGTTGTTACATACCCAAAATTTAAACCACTAATACCATTAATCAACCAATACATATCTTCTATCTCAAATGGATTTGAAGGAAAGCTTAAGGATGTTGAAGATGAACAGGATTCTGATGTAGATAGAGCCGTTAAAGACAATATAGACAAATTCGGTAAGATGTCTTGCGAATTTAACCCGTTAGATCAAGTTGGTGACCGTGTTAAAATGTTCTTTGGAACACTTTAGAAATTACAATTTGATGATGAAGAAGGCGTATATAAAAGGATTGTAAATAATCGATTAGCAACTCCAGAACTGTATGATATAAATGAGGTATTTACAAGTTTAACATCAGAATTACATGATATTACAAGTATTGAAGATCTGACAAAGAAACTTGAAGATATGCAAGACCAAGATGGTATGCATAGATAGGTGTATCGAAAATGGAAGCAGCTATGCGATTATATTATTAAAAATCCAAATGATAATGATTCTATATAGCTTCAAATTGCAATAGCAAAATCTTTGAAATGCCATATTAATACGTATGTTTATTGTTATAGTAAACGAGATGCTCAAGGTAATCTTATATCTGAAATAAAGAATACAGAATATGATAGAGATACTGTATTCGCTCCTAGACATTGGCTCGATAATTTATATAATGGAAACACTGGCATATTTAGTACTGTAAAAGATTCAAATGGATAGATAGTTGTTGCAGATGATATAGTTCCGTAGATTTTATAGAACATTTCGTAGATTTTAAATACGATAAGGTCCCAGATCGCAATCGCGTCTTCTATTACTGCCAATGACAGTTTTGTTCATCTTGGTGCTAATGCTATAGATGTAAATAATCCAACTGATTTATCATAGCTTAAAACTGTTATAATATCACTTTTAAACAAGATTGGTATTCCGATTACTATGGAACATATCAATTATATGCTAAATCAAAAATATGGAAATATTTCCGCAGAAGCACTTTCTATGTGGATGAATAGTAATGGCTATGATTCTATGACGCCGTTTTTAAATATATTAAATGGGCTCATAAACGACAATGGAGTTTTAAATAATCAATTGTCTAGAGACGGATATGTAAATTCTGGCTTTGTTAAAGAGCTTGCTAATTGGATTGGCAAATACAATAGAAGTAAACAAACATCTAGTAGATTAGGATTTGATTCTAAGCGATATTATCAAGTATCTCAGAATTTCGCAATATCACAAATCTCTGACATGATTAATAATCACGACGAGAATGATGACTTATTTAAAGCTCTATACAATTCAAAATATACTATTAATATTGATCAAAACGGATTGCCAATAGGGTCTATACTTGGTAAAGCTATATTCAATAATCGTGATTTTAAAATTAAGCTTTTAACTGATATTGGAAGTAAAACAGATAGACGTGGAGACCAAGGGAATACATATACAAACAGAACTGAATAGGATGATTTTATTGCTAAGTATACAGCTTTAAGGCAGGGGTATATTTTATTTCCTACACTTGCTGATAAGTCTGGATATGTAATGATAGATTTGGATAACAAGGGTAATTCGGAAATATCTATTCCTGGCTTGGTTATAGAGTCTTCACTTGATTCTAATGGAAATCGCACTCAAACTGTTAAAAATGCTCCTAAAATCGGATTTAATGTTAACATTGGCAACTATTTAATACCAGATGATCGTGTATTAACTCAAATGATAGAATATGCTAAGACTGAAAAAGCTAGAATACTTGAGATAATGCAAGAGTGTGGCTATGAAGATCGAGACAAGATAGATGGATATGAAGATAATCCGAATGTTAAATTTATACCAAAAGAATATCGAGTAAAAAATATTCATAGCGAAAATGGCATGAAATTTCAATCGCTTAGAGACTTAGTATTGGAAGACGGAGTTACTACAATAAGTCTCTGTGACGATAAAAAGCCATACGAACTAATGAATCTTGCTAATAAATATTTCTTTAATCAGCCTCTTGAAAAATAGAAGCAAATAATGACTATGATTCTTGCTAGGGCTAATAGAAATATTATTAATAAGTCTTTGGAGTTAGGAATCGTAAAAATTGGAAACGATGAAAACGGTGCAGGTAAATTAAATATTCCGAAACGAAGTATACTTGATAACCTTTCAAATGTGGCATTAGATAATCAAGAAGTATCTACGTTGGCAGACTATTTCTTTAATAATACTAAATCGTTTATTAATGAACAAGATTTGGATAAACGTTTAGCAAAGCGTAATTTGTGTAGAAGTTTAGCAATAGCAGCATTGCTTGGTGATGCTCAGAATCGCCATATAATTAGCACACAAGAGGTTTAGAGATGGTATATAGGCAATCCTGCATCATTCGAAAATGACGCTGATATACAGAAGCGTATGGGCTCATTAATGTCTACAGGTGAAGATAACTTAATGTACGATGGGGCTCCTAAATACTACAATTGCGCAGAGATTAATGATTATGTAATTCCATTAAGCAATAGTGATAGAAATGATTTTCATAATAGATTTTTAAATGGAGAACTTCGAGAAACGCTGGCCAATATTTTAATTTCAAAGGCAGATTCAAAAGATAGTAAAACTATAAAAAGTATTTATGATAGGGTTTATTCTAAAGAATTTACAATTGATTAGATACGTGAAGAATTTAAATCTCTTGGTGAAGATGCTGTTAAAAAAATGGAATAGGCCGAAGAGCGCGCTAAAAATTTCGTAAAACCATACGACGAAATAAATGTAGCTGACGGACAATCTTATATGTCTGATAGAATGTGTGAACAACTTCTTAGGTTTAATGGAGCGTGGGTCGGAGAAGTTCCAAGGGCGTTTGAACTGATAAGAAAAGATGGTTTAACAGAAAGAGAATATTATGAGGCTTATAGAGTTATATAGGGCGCCGTTAATATTGTTACTGTTAAATACACTGCTTACGGAACTAGAATCCACCCTATAACAGGCGAGCCTATTACATACTTGAATAAGTTTGCTATTGCTCCAATATTTAAGAATATTGCAACTGGAAAGATGGCTGATATTTGTCAATATATGACAGATCACGAAATAGATAATTTATTATTTGATTCTGCAGTAAAGGTTGGTTCTTGTAATCCTGCCAAATTTGATGGAGAAAAGTTTGATCACGAACTTACTATATATCAACAGCCGTATGCTAATTTGCGAAAATAGATGAATACGGACCCTGAAGATGGAGATGAAATGCACATTGGTACTCAGATGGTTAAAATCGTTTTATCTAACTTGATAAAAGCTAGAACATACAAAGATTCTTTTAACAATGATATAACTGGCGAATAGATTCTTAATGACATGATGGAGTCTATAGACAAATTACGTGAGTTTGGCGAAAAAGAATTTCTAGATTAGTTTATGAGTAATGGCGTTATCGACGAGGCAAAAACATCGCAATGGCTCACAGAATAGATGGGCTCTAGAAATGCGACAGAATAGCTAGTTTCTGCGTTATCTCTTAAACGTGGTACTGATGGTGTAATGCGACAGACTATGCCTATTGCTGCTACAGCTTCATCTAAGTGGATTGAAAGTATCATTATCTCTAATGCGAATAAACATATTGTTGATATTATGACTCCTGGTACGTCGTTTGTTCAACGGTCTGTATTTGCTATGGAAGACGATAATAGAAAAGACGGCGAAGGGCGTATCGAGTCGGCAGATTCATATAACGGCCAAGAGTTAAAGATGATAAACAATAAGCGTTCTATGGACGCTGTTGTATCATTGGATTACTTTAAGGATATTATTCCAAAGAGTATTAAAACGTTTAAAGAGGCTAGAGAATGGCTTATTAAAAATAAAATAATAGGTATTGATGCTGAAGCTAATACTATTGGATACCGTATTCCTACATAGGCCGAATCTTCTATTCACGCAATAAGAATACTTGATGTTATAGACGATGTAAAGGGAACTATAATACTTCCAAAAGCATTTACTACTGTAACCGGTTCGGATTTTGATATAGACCACCTTTATTTACAGCGGTTAAACTTTAAAGTTGGGGAAAATGGTGAAGTGATACAGGATGCGTATAATTAGAATGATAAAGAGTTTTATCAGAATAAACTACTTAATACAATGATGACTCTTTTACTCGATTCTGATAATTCAATGCACTTGTTATTTAAATCTATCGACAACGATACAAAATTAGCCCATGATTGTGCTAATCAAATAAAACAAGACGCTTCCACTGCGAAATAGGCATACAATTTTAATACTTTATCAGAGTAGATTACTAGAAAGAATATATTTATTTCTGGTAAATTCGGAATCGGTCCATATGCCTTAAACTTAACAATGCAAACACTACTCGAATAGTTTAATCTTAAACTTAAACCAAATTCATTGCCGGCTAAAATAGGAAGAGGCTTAATTGGTAGACATTTTACTGACGAAGGCGATACTGTATTAGCATGGCTTAGCGCGTTTATTAATGGTAATGTTGATAACGTAAAAGACCCATGGGTTGCCAGGCTTAATTCAAATACAACCACATTTAACATGATAAACTTCTTGTTAAAACTTGGTTATGGAAAGAATGCTGTTTGGTTCTGCGCTTAGCCAATACTTAAAAAATATGCTGAGTTTGAAAGTGTTAGAAATTGTAAACTGTTACAAGATCCTTAGAATTTTAAATCGCAAGATAAAATGCTTGATGAATTCTTGCAAAAAAATGCAGGTATATCTCTAAAATAGCTAGAATCGGAAGTAGAATCTATTACGCGTGGCAAACCATATTTTGTTAAAAACACGATAGAGAATCGGCTACTTCAGGCTGCCGCTACAGGAGATAAATCGTTATCCAATACAGAACTCAAGAAATTACAAAAGAACGTAATAATTACTTGGTTTGCTATGTCACAATACGCGCAACAGCTTTCACAATTAATACAATTCTCGAAAATCGATACAAGAAAAGAGGGTAAAACATTCTCTCAACTTCTTGCTTACAAATATGGTTATCAGACTTTATATGATGATAATTTCGACGGCGAGCAAACTTCAAAACAAAGAGACGCAAATGCAAAATTAATGTTTAATTACGATGATTTAAAAGCCCTTAAAGACGGAACGTGGATTGGTAATAAAACATAGACTGTAATAAAATCTATATTTGAAGCAATGAAGCATCAAACGTTTATTGCCAACAGTGATTTTAGAAGACAAATTATTAGAATGGCAGAATATGTGTCACTAAATGATTCTGGTACAATTTCTGCTTAGCTTATAGATTCTTTAACAACCGGAGCAATATCACAAATCAAGTTTTAGTGGGCATATAGATTTGCAAATCAGTTTGACGATTTGTTCTTCGGCGAGACGTCTGTTGCAAATATGTTGGACGATTTAAAGTATCGTATATTAAACAATGACACGTATAAAGTAAATGGAAAAGTTAGATCTTATGGCGAACTTAAAGATAACGAACTATTAAATAGATTACGCAAGAATTACGATAATGATAGCGATAATAAAAACCTTCCAAATTTTGTTATACTTACTAGATCGTTTGATGATTCCAAAATTGATACAGATAGAGTAATTGAAGATTGGGAACAACTATTAGAATCTGATTGTCTTTTCGCTAGGGAATTTGCTAGGCGTCTTGTTGCTTACGCGATGCTTACATCTGAAGAGTATACAGGCAGAAACAAACTCGCCAAATACATGCCATCTAGATTTTTATCTGGAGAAATAGAAGATTCTAAAGTTGACGGGCTCAGTTTTGCCGAATTTATACAAGATTAGCTACAGAATGGAGTTATGAATATCAATATAGATACAATTGTTCAGAACCAAATAAATGATAGCAATTTAGTTAAGAGCAAAAACGAAAAAGATTTTGAAATAAAAGAGGTTAATGGAAACGTTTATGCTCGCAGACGAGTTGTCACTAACGAAAAAGAGAATCTTCCGATATATATATCTCTCCCGTCTAAGGATCTATCGATTACTAATAGAAAATCGCGCGATTTGTATAAATTAAATAGAATAGTATTTAATGGAACCAATGAATATCCAGTATATGTTAAAATAGATAGCCTCGGATACCACGAAAATGGGTTTGATGTGTATGACTATATTCCTACCATTATAGATGCACAAGATGATTTGAATGATGTATTTGATATTGACAACGTCTAGGATGAAGACGACAATAAAATTATTATATATAATAATAAAATTTTAACAAGAGATCAAATCGCAGAAGATAAAGAAAATTTATATATATTTACTGATAATGCGTATAATAGGTCTTCTGGATTTAAGAATAAGGTTGATAAAAATTCTTGGTACTATAAAAAGTATAGCAATGGCAGAGATCTGTATTATCCAAATCAAACTCAAGCCGTAGCAAGAGGTCTTGATAACGCATTCCCAATTTCAACACAGCATTATTATGATCCTGCTACAGGCAGAACTAGAGAAGCCGGGCGATGGCAAGATTCTGATTTTGACGAATTTGTGTAGGTTATTGATTCCGAATTTAAAGATATATTAGAAGCTTATAAATCTGGCAAATATAAACATATAATATTTATTGGCGGAGATGGTCTTTTTAATTCTGAAATTTCTAATATTAGCGAAGATCGAGCGCCTAAATTATATCATTATTTAAAATCTTCTTTGAAACGTTTAGAAGATGCTGTAAATGAATTACAACATAATGAGTCGAATGACAATGTTGATCATGTAGAGCATAACGACAAGGTTGATTATACTGAACAAGGTGATGGGTATATTAGTTTTACTAAATATGGTCCACATTTCCGATTGTCTTCGGATAGAAGGGTTATTGAATATACAAATGCAGGAGATGTTATGATACGTGGAAACAATGGCAAATCAATACAAATGACAAGCTCTAATTTTTAGTCGTTTATTGACATTATCGATGAATGGTTTGGTAAAGAAATTATGAATAAAGAAGATAATTTTAGCAAATCTATAGCGTATAATAAAGATATGAACAAAAATGTAAATGAACTATTAGAAGGAATTGGTGATTACAATGGTGAGAATATGTATGATTATAAATCACAGTTTGTAAAATATAACAAATCAAATAGTACTGTAACAATCACGAATAGCGCAATGTATAAATTATATAGATTTGCATAGAGCCCAATGTATCAAAAGATTAATAAACTTGTTATGGATGATATTAATGGATTTAATTCAACAAGTACTGCAGATAGACTGTATGCAATATTAAACGGAAATAATGTCGATACATCTGATTCGGATAAAATAAGGTCCATAGAAACTGGTAATGATTTATTCGGTGAAAATGACGTTGATTTATTGTCAAAACAATTGGGAATTGATAAATAGTCATTAATGAAAGCATTGGAAGAAGGTGCTAAAAAGAGAAAAAATTGTAAAGGTAAATAATTATGAGAAATATATGTCCTAATTTCGCAAATCCTAAAGTAAAACAAGAATTTGCAGATATTAAAAAAGCTTTGGGTAGCGAAGAATTAGCTTATGATTTTTGGGACTTAAACGGAGGATATGGTGTAGAGGATTGCAGTGACGGCACTGCATCCTCTTACTATCAATCTCTTATTAAGTCTGGCAGAACTAAAAATGAAGCTATTATAGCAAGGTTTACATCTTTAAGAATGTCTAACGATATTGACGATGCTGTATCAAAAGGTGACAGAATTGAACTTGAGAATATATTGCATAGGAATAGAAATAATGCTATCGACAAATTAATATCTAACAATCTTATAAATGCACAAACTTCAAATGCAATTAGATTTACACAGTTTACAATTTCTAAAGATTATTCTACAAAACAATACGAAGAGTATCTAAATAAAGTAAATTCAATATTGCGCCAACATGGGTTATCTGCTTATATTGTTAAAGAAAATTAGCTGTCAATATCCGATAGAGTTTTAATAAGTCCAGAAATTGATAGGTCAACAACAGATTTCAGATTTATTAATAATCTTTGTAGATTTCTTAGTGATAAGACTGGAGTTAATTATCATATATGTAAAGATAGATCAGAATTTGTTTAGCGTATAAATAAGGTTTCTGGTTTGCATAAATCGGCAGCTGAATCAGCGAATGGAGCATACGTTGTAATAGACAATACAGTATATTTGATACAGAACGAGAGTACCGCTGCTACAACGTTTGAAGAATTTGCGCATCCAATTGTTGCTGCGTTATAGGCGTGTAATACTAATACGTTTAACAGTATATTATAGTAGTTATACAATTCTAAAGACAAGAACATTGTTAATTTAATCAAATAGATTAATTCTACCTACTCTGATTATGGCAAATAGACTATTGAAAATGAAATTGTATCTCATTATATAGCAGATTATTTAAAGAATGCATTTTCTGGATAGCATATATCTACACGCAATAACTCCATGTAGCATCTTTGCGAAAATGCAATGTCAAATATACGAGATTAGTATATTGAGTATTTACACGACGAATACGGATTATCTAAAACAGATATTAAGAATAATAAGTTGTTTACATTCGATATATTTGATAAAAACTTTAATATAAATAGCTTTAATGACTTAATTAAGACATTCAATCGTAATAATGTTAAGGTTGTCGGACTAAGCAATGGAATATATTCTAAAATAAATGAATTATTTAATCATGAAGATGGACGTAATAAAAAAGATTTAATATAGGACGTTTATTTCAGTTTGTACAACAGTGATTTAGACAAGTTTGATATAGCTAACCAAATACAAGAACATTATCAAGCATTATTTAAACAATACAGAAACAATAGTTCAAAATCAACAATAGATGCTCGTCGTGAAAATCAAATAAAGAAAGTTGTTATTGATCTTCGTGGTAAAAATAACAGAGATTCATTACGAATATTTTTGTTGGACGCCATTTAGCAAATTGGACTCACCGGTAGGTTTAACAACAATCCAGACAGTATAATCAGTATATTACAAAAACACTCTAAAACAAATTATCAAAATCTTACTATTTCTGATATACAAAATATGTACGGATTATTATACGATACATATAAACAGATTTACGATTTAGTGAATGGAAATATTTCTGACAAAGAACTTGATACGTGTAGTTTTGATAGTAATTCTAATGCGCATAGTTCATCGTTAAGAAATGTTTTAGATCTTGTTGATACTTCTTTAAATAATATTTACAAGTAGTTAACTGAAGCTCAATTTGTTGTTGCAGAAAAATTTGTTGATAAACTCCTTAGCGAAACTACTGGCGAAACATCAATGCTTGATAAAGACGGAAATACAGTGCGCCTTAGTATGAATCCAGAACAATTTAGAAGATACAGAGCGCAAATGATAGATTGGTTTATGTATAATCAGTTTAATCACGATAATTCCTTTTTTGATTTCTTTACAAATTTTGACCAGACATCTAATGTTGCTATAGCCAATATTGTGTATATGATTCAAAAAGCTAAAGCTAGGGCTTCTAAATCTTCGTATGATAAATGCTCTAAATTAATGAGATTGTATAAAAGGCTGAGACCGTTTGTGAGTGTTGGTAATTGGCAAAAGAATTTAATTGAATTTGATAAAGACGGATATCCTACAGGCTATTTTAAAAGCAAGTATAATTACGGATAGTGTGAATAGGATATGAAAAAAGAGATTGCTCAGTTTATAAAAGACTTTGAATTATCTCATTAGCATTCATACTATGTACACGAATCCGATTGGTCTATTGGTTATAACACAGTAACGAACGAGCCATTCTATTCTGAAGAATATTATTTTGGACCAAATTTCACATATCAAGCACCAGATTGGATTGAATTCTAGATTGGCATAGAAAAAATTAGAGCAAAATATATAGTTCGTAGATATTCATCAAAATATTATCTAGAAAGACTTTCTAAACCATATCGTGACGGAGACCCTAATCCTGGCCATGGATTATCTCCAAGAACAATGTATTTATATGATCAGGCCTAGTCGCAGATCAATTATTATCTTGATAAATGCTATGATGAAACAGATGGATTTTCACATCCAGAAAGACTAATTGAATCAGATCAGATATCTCTTGATTATTATCAAGATTAGCTCGATCAACTATCAGACCAATTTGATTAGGATGGTAATTTAAAATCTCCAGAAGAAGTATAGATGGCTTAGGAGATATAGGCTTGGCAAGCATATTGTTAGCAGCATCTTGGTATATAGATAAACCGAGATGCATTTGACGACAAGGTTCTTGAATTATAGAAAAAGATTTTAGAGGCTAAAAACAGCGGTGATAAAGATGCGCTTGATAAGGCAAATAAAGACTTGAATAATTTCTATAAATATAATGCAAAATACAGTATTGCTCCTGAATATTTTGAACTTGCATTTGCTGGAAAATAGGATAATAGTACTAAAATATCTTAGATATATCGTCAAATTAGACGGTCTATGCAGAAACTTACTCGTGATAGAACTGGAGCGCTTACAATGGATTTAAGTAGGTTCTAGAATAATCCAGAATACTTCTTATTATCTAGAAGTTATGATTAGATGATATCCGATTCAGAGTTTGCAGAAAAATCTCAAACCGATGACCCAGATGACTTTGATTTTAATGAATGGTTTTAGTCTATGCCGGTATATTATCGCAATGGTCGAGGCGAGTATGTAAATGCAAATACTGGCCAAACTATGATTGCGGCTTCACCAGAAGCTAAAACTTTTAAAGCTCATTTGCTTGAACTTTGGTCTACACGAATTTTATAGTCTAATACTAAAACCATGAATGGGTTATTTGACAAAAATGGTTAGTTAATGGATTTTTCTGGTATGTCGTTACAATAGATATAGGAATGGATTAATAATAATGTTCTTACATATCAGAAATCAGTGTTTGCAAAAGATTAGGATGGTAATTATATTCTCGATGAAGATGGTAATCGTGTAGAAAAAATTATACAACAAAATTTATCTGTATTTTCTACATTAATTCCAGCTAAACAAGAATTTGAATATAATGGCAAGAAAATGCCATCTATATTATGGAATCCAAAAGGCCGTGTTTATACTAAGAAATATAATAAAGATTCAGATCTAATAGATGACCGTTTTGATGAAAGTATTGGATTATCATATCATCCAAACCCAAAAATGTATTCAGTTGATTATAACCCAAGCGCCGAATAGAAATATCTAATGGAAGAATTAAAGATAATAATTAAAGAGTGTTTTAGAGATATGGGCTTTGAAGGTATTTATGATAATAGAATACCTTAGATTGAAGCTGGTATTTCAGCAATGATCTCTAGAATGAAATCGCCAAAAAAATCAATATTAACTTACATAGATAATTATTATAGCGGCCGTCAACAAGATTCTGATGTGCGAGACGAAAAAGATCTACCAGTAGATTTTACAGGACATAGAAAATATACTTTAGCTACTAGATTTATGGATAAACTTAAAGATCCAAGGCATTTATCAACTGATTTGGTTGGCGGAGTTATGCAATTAATTATCGAAGCAGAACACTATAAAGAATTTAATGCTATTCAAGACGAGATTAATCTTGCTGATAGAATTATGAATAAATTAAAAATGGGTGGAAGCTTAAGTAATAAAAAATCAGATTCTAGAGCATATACTCAATTTAGAAAAATGTTACAAGTTATGTATTATCAAGATTCTGGTATAGGACTAAATTCAGACGAGCGTCCATCTAGGGCCGTATTGAGAACGACTCGAGTTCTAGACTATATCATCGGTAGGGCGTCACTATTAATGCTCGGTTTTAATGTCGCGTCTGCGCATTCTGGATTTGGTGGATCTGAAATATATTTAGCTACAAGATATGCGCTTGGTTCAGACACCGTTATTTTTTCTGATTTTTTAAGAGGTCTAATATACGCTTTTCCTACTTCCATTAAACAACTTTTAACAATTGGAACTATATTGCCAACTTCTAAAACATCAGCATTAATGTACCTAAATGACCTATCTAAAACCAAACGCGAAGAGTTTAGAGGTACATATAAATCTAGATTTAGAAGGGTAGTTTCTAAATTAGCTATGGGTATATTCTAGATGTTAGATACACTTAGTAATAATATATTGATACCAACTGTATATAGAAACTATCGATTAATAGATTCTTTACAAAAATATGGAATACAACATGGATTTTATTCGTGGGTAGAGCTTAAAAATGTAGCTCGGCAATTGGGTGTTAGTAAATCTATAATTAGAAAAGCATACAGAATAGATTCTATGAACAAAACGCTTTATAATGCTTATAATTTTTCAAGATCGGATAAATCTTTATCCATTAAAGATTGGGCGAAACAATATGTTACAGACCGATTGATAACTAATGTTAGATCGAGACTTAATACTATGGCTGCCAACATAAACGGTCTTGGGAACTCAGACATTCCAGCGCAATATGAAAAGAATATGTATATCAAATACGTGTTTGGTATGCGTAAATGGTTAATTAATGCATACCACGATACTCTTGGAGGAAGCGACACATTTAGAGATCTTAGAGAAAAAGATCGTAAAAACGAAAAGACTCAAACTGGTTTAGACATTCATGGGAATGGCTAGATTAAAAAATAGTATGCAAAACGCACTAATGAAGATTTATATTATAGCGGCCATTATAACCCAGTTACAGGTATGATGGATAGAGGATATCTTAGAGAGCTTGGAATCGCTGTTGGTATAATGCTTAGGAAAATAAAGCAATGGTTTGTTTAGGATAAAAATTCTAAAATAAAACCAAAAATTCCTAGAAGTTGTTATGCTGCGATGGGAACAATCGCAATTTTGCTTATTGCGTACGGATTAAATATATTTTTCACGCCGCTTGTTCATCAATGGGCCGAATATCCAGAATATAAAGATAGAAGTAAACTGGATGATGGTATGAATGATAGCAATTTACAAAAATATATCAAATATACAACTGGTATATCAAATACTCCTAGTGAATTTTTTAATAAGGGTGTTTATAGAAATTTGATATTTAATTCTTATGTAAGAGCTACTTCAGACCAGTATAATAGAATGATAGCAATTTCAGCAACTGGAGAATTAGTTAACTCTGTTGTCGTTTAGAAAACACCAGTCGACAATATTGAAGATTTAGGATCATTACTTTTATAGACAGCGCTTAAAACTGGAGCATCTAATTAGGATAAAGATCTTTTATATTTATTTACATCATTAGATAAAGATAACAAAGTTAGATCTGGTGGATATAAAAACTGGCCAAAAGGTGTTGCCAAAGCTTAGAAGGCAGCAGGAATTCCTAAGAACATACATTTATTTACATCAAATCAAGCACTTAATTCAAATACGTCATTATACGCTAATAAATTTGGAACTCCATTCCAATCTTACAATACTAATCCGTTTAAGAATTTCTGGATGAACCACGGTCCATATAAATTCGACCCAACTAAGACAAAATCTTTTAATTCTAAGAACAGTAATCATTATACACCAAACAATGACATACCTGATATAGATATGCCTGATATTGATATACCTGATATAGATATGCCTGATATTGAAAATTAATGACGAATCTATAAATACAGTACCTATTATTAATTAAAAACAAAAGGGAACTTTCTACAATCGTAGAGAGCTCCCTTTTTTCAATTAAAACTAAACAACCAAACTATAATCAATTTGTTCTTCATAAACACCATTATAATCAGCGCTTGGTATTTTCCCAGCGCTATTATATCCTAAAATATTATTAGACAATAAATTTTCATATATGTCATAATACTCATTCCAGAATTTTATAATGTGTATTTTTTCTTTTGCATTTAAAGTTATACAATTCCCAATCAATTGCCGCAATTTGTAATTAGTCCAAAATTTATATATAGTATATGGTTTATTATTTATTATACGAGTAGTTATGCTTTTAATTTCTATTAGATTACTTAATTTGTTTGCCGTATCAATACTTTGTGCAGTTCTAACGGTATCATCATATAATAAATATAATTCATTTTCATAAGTTGGATGGTCTATATCATTTGTATACAAATCAACAAATCCAGCTTCTTTTGAATAGTCTTCTTTGTTAAGTAGACTATTCAAAAATGGCAATGTTATTTTTGCTAAATCACTCATCTAAATTAAGTGTTTCAATTCCAAAATTAGTATAATATTCCACACTATGACTCCATTTGTCGTTAACTTGGTGCCAATGTATTCTTTTTAACGTGTCGTATACATTAAAAACATTCTTATCACTAATTATGTCAGACTTTTTTATTTTTAATAATCTAACCTCACTAACTTGCACCGTATCAATAGCAATTATAAAGAATTTAAACTGCCATTCATTCTTTAAAGAGGATTCATCTATTCCACGTTCATTTTCAAGATACCATTTAGTAGCTAAATAATAAAAATACAATTGTCTTGTATAATCATAATGCTTCACGCTATCTTCAAAACTATGAATATTAACAGTAGTTTTTATATCTGCTATAACACATGCTTTGTTATCAAAATCAAACCAAACATGGTCAAGTAATGATTTGCATTTAACAATTTCATCTTGTTTTGTATCAGAATTATAATATTTATAATCCCAATTTATATGAAATTCATGATGATATTCTCCAGTTTTCGGATATAAAACATCCCAAGCATACTTATGCTCTTTTGTTAAATCTTTGATTCTACAAAGTCTTTCATATTCCCATTTGTTAATAGGAGTACGTTTATCATTACTTTTCTCATAATCTATATAACCATTTAACATAGATGCCATTTCTTTTGCTTTAGACAATATTTTATTATCGTCCTTATAACTTACCTTATAAGCTGCTTTATAGGCGTTTATAAGGGCTCTATCTGGTTCTATTTCAAGAGTATTTATAAGTTCTTTACAAAACTTATCTTGATTTGATGTTGAAGGTTTTCTAAAGTCTGTAAATATATAATCTTTATCAAACTCTTCTGGCTGCAATAAGAATTCATGAATCATAGTGCCATTTGCCATAGCTTGTGTAGTCGATTCATTAACCTTACCAGTTAATTTATCATGTAAATAAATAGGCCCGTATTTCATAAACCAACCAATGTTGGAATTTGAAATACGGGTCATGTCTTCATAATATGGTATTTTAATATCCATTATCTAATAGTTCTAATTCTTTAACACGAACAGAAACATCTTTCCATTGCTTCACAGCATTTATCATATTCAGCGTTGGATTCATGTTTAGAAACTTATTCCACAGCTTCTGTTTCTCCTGATTCAATCTTCCTATCTCTGTTATATATGTTGCCATTTACTTCTATATTCATTAGTTTAACCAAATCTTCAATGTTTTTATTTGAAAATGTTAAACATTCATTTATAAATTCTATAATATTATCATAACTTTTTACTGAAAAATTGTCTGATATATAATTATAGAGTTTATTTGCGAGCTTTTGTCCGAAATCTTATCATTAACCACTTCTTTGATTAACTCATTAGACAATCCGTCAAAATGCATTTTATACCGAATTCGACTACACCTATCTTTAAGGTAATTAGATAAATCAGTAGACTTATTGCAAGTCATTAGAACTATCTTTTTACATGTGTCTTGAATCCCATCAAGAAACGATAATAAATCTTCCGAATTCCAGTTGCGATTTTTTTCGACCTCGTCAAATATTATTACAACGTCGGTAGTAACTTTTGTAAAGAATTCTGTTAATTTCACAGACGGAAACATTGCATCTACTACTATAATTGGCAGTTCTGACCTATTAGCTATTCTTTTACATGTTAATGTTTTACCAGAACCCTTAAGACCTTCTAATAAAACACCTACAGATTTATTATTGTCGTGAAAATAAGTTAACACTCTATCGATTAATTCATTTTCAATGCCACTAGAATATATTCGATTAGGAGTTGTTAATTTCCCATCTTCTTCAAGGTATCCAAATCCCTCATATCTTTCATACATGAGATTATATACATGACCACTTTTTAAATCGTAATCTAGCCCTTTTCTGGATAATAATATCCTATCTCCAACTTTTATAAAATCTTTATTCATTTGGTTCACTGCATTTAATGTCTCGAATCATATTATCTACTTGTTTATGATTTCTCACAATATAACACTTCATTTTACTTCTGTGTTTTTTCAAGTAGTATTTAAATAGTTTAAACCTCAATGGGAACGATTCAGTAATCATTCCTTTACATTCTACCACAAATTTCTTTCCTTTATAGCTTCCTATAAAGTCTGGTAAATATGTAATTGGTCTAATCTTTTCATTTTGAAACTCGAACTTATTAAGAAGAGTGAAATGCTTTGGCTCATACTTTACCGTTATTCCAGCATTAGTAAAAGCTTCATAAGTATAGAGTTCGAGTTTGCTTCTAAAATTTATTCCATACTTAGTGACTTTTGTCGCATTTTTCACTCTTCCTGTAGATTTAAGATTCTTCATAACGTGCCTTCATGCGTATATTATACGATTTAGGCTTGTTAGATTCATCTTTTTTGAATTTACGCAACTCGTAATGTGTTGTTACTAGCGCGGCAAGTGCTCCTGCAGCTATTCCAAAAGCAAATGAAGTTACAAATATTTCAAGCATACTTATATTTAGTTAAAGTGTCATCTAACCAGTCTTTAATTATTTTAAAACCATTAATCTTAACGGCATCAGATATATCTTTAGCTTTAAACTTTTTATTAATTAGAAATGCATCTAATCCATATTCTTTACTAAACTTTCTACTTCTTTGTACGCCAGTTTTATCTCTATCAAATAGTAACAAAACATGTTTAAATGTTTTCTTACACCAATCTATTACATTATTACTAATGAATGTAGTTTCGCTTGATGGAGATATTGCGTTATACCCCATTTCTCGTAATACCATCACATCTTTCATAGATTTAGTAATTATCAATAAATACTTATCTTTTAAATCTAATTGATTAAATCCTTGAATATCATCTTGTGTCATGTTATTACGCCATTTTGTTTGTTTTGGAGCTAATGGCCTATATATTTTAAAATGATTGTTAACTTTGTAAGCATACATTGGACAATCATTTTTGTATACAGCTCGAACTGTATTGTTTAATAAAAAATACCTTATACTGAACACATTGTATTTGGTTAAAGTATTTCTTTTTATTCCAAACTGTGTCCAGTATAAGTCGTCTACATCCGTAAACGGTTGACGTACTATTCCAATATTACATCCAGACGACGGAGAATAATGAATAGTTCGAGAACGAATGCTTTCTGGATTAGAAGATTTAAGAATTTTTAATAGTTCTTTTTCCAATTCTTTTCTAGTTTTTACACCAGATATTAATTTACAAAAAGTAATAGCATTCCCAGATTGTCCAGAACCATGGTCTTTAAATAATAAATCATGATTTCTACTCGGAAATACAGCAAAACTAGGGATTTTATCCGTGCTCCTTAGAGGACTATTGTATAACTTTCCTACTTGGAATTTACCCATATAGTAAGCATAGATATCATAATCACTCAACTTTCCTAAAATGTCTTTAAGACTCATGGTTATAGCATCTTTAGTACTATACATAAGCTTAAATTTTAGTATTGGCGCCTGAGATGTGAGTCGAACACATTTATAATCACACATTGCCGTATAACTATGTGATTTTATCCGTCGCAGTCAATATACGCCTATTGACTCCCTACAGGCAAATGAAATATAATGTACCGCAAGCGAGACTCGAACTCGCACGACCATATGGTCATCAGATTTTAAGTCTGAATTGTCTACCATTCCAACATTGCGGCGTTTGGACTTTTAAACAGAGTCCTAACTGTGCTCCACCAGACTTTTTAGAAAGGTAAGTCACTACCTATTTTATTCTCAGCTTCCGGAATGCTATCCATTTCTGGAGCAAGCGGGTCAACAGGTTTTTCAACGTCTGCTTGAATTGGACGCTCTGTTAAATCACGAGCGAACATTTTAATCTGAGAATCTTTTACATCCATCGGTTCTACATATAATCCATTCTTGGACACTGTTACGTATCCCTTCTTATCATATATAACCTTAAGACGCAATTTCTTTTTTGTAGGTATTAACGGAGTCAATGTTGATTTAACCCAATTAATCATATCTACAAATGTATTTAATTCAACTTCTGGACATTTTTCAAAGTAGCAATTAATTAGCTGAATAATTCTACCAAACTGTCTATTATTTGCATTTTGCAAATCTTCATCAGTTTTTACATATAATCCTTTTGTATTTTCCCATTCTGTGAAATCAGCTGTTTTACCAGCTTCGTCTTCAAATGACACTTTAAGAAACTGTTTGCCTTGTGTAGATGTTTCAACAGAAACATCTTTAAGGGTAACATTTTCATTAATACCAGGATTCATGTAATTAGAATCAAATGCATTATTATTAATTGTAGCTGTACTTGTACTAAACATAATTATTTTGTTATTTCTTTAATTCGACTTCTATATTCTTCTTTTGCTTCCTCGTTGGCCAATTCCATATTCTTCTTACAAATAAGATCCCAAGAAGGAAGTTCTACCTTATTCGTATAAGCCATTATATAGGCTTGTATAAGATTGTCTAATAGTTCTTTCATTTCTTGTAAATCTTATCCCAATATGTTGTTATTGTACCATCGTCGTTACCGGTCGCTATAACAATGTCTTTATTAGAAATGTGTCGTGCTCTAGCTTCCATAATAGTATCATCTGTACCACCTTTGAATGAAATATGAGTTTCATTTCCTTTTCGGTATACATATCCTACAGCATCAGCTAAACCACAAACAATCTTTCCCAATTTTCCTACTAAATCTATTTCTTTAGCTGATGTTTCTACACCATCTTTTTCTATAATACTGTCTTTAACATGTCCTACGAGAATGAACTCGTCACATAGGTCTTTAAACATGTCAATTACCTTTTTTACTGCAGTTCTAAGATATCCATATCCGGCGCCATGTGGTAATGTTGTTACATCTGTGCCAGTCCATTTCTTTCCAAGTTCTGTTTGTCTATATAATTGACAAGCATAACCCATACAGATATCCTCTAATCTAGTAGCGTTGTCTATTGTTATGTGTTTATAGAAGTTATGTCCTACTTCTTTATTTTTTGCCCTAATGGCACTAGCAGCTTCACCAAGATCCGTAATTGTTCTACATTGTATAGCCATTGCATCTATAAATGTTGAACCACCTTCTAAATCTATAATTAGATTATTGTCTAATTGAGCAAGGCATGACGTCTTTCCCGCTTTAGGAAGGCCATAAAGAATCATGTATTGAGGGTCAGTTGATTTTGCTTTAATTGGAGAAGTTGGTAATATTAATCCATCCATGCGTTATACGTCTTTTAATGGTCGATTTTTGTATAGCTGTTATTATGCAGCAATCTTAATGGCGATATCAATAATAAGTTTCTTCTTCTTTGGAGTAAAGAACGAAGTATACTTATCTGGTGTGAGGAACCAATTTAATGGAATCACATCATATCCGACTTGAATCTCGTCATCAAAAATGCGAACGGGCGTACCGTCAGCAAGCTCATAATCATATTCATCCTTTCCACTATTATACTTGGAAAGAATTTCGCAAGCCTTATAAAAATTAAAGCTATCTGATAAGTCTTTAGATTTAGTTAAGAATGCATCAATTGTATTAGTCTTCTTTTCTGGCTTAAGATATGGAGCGAAATCAAGAATCGCGTCAAGAAAACTCTTGTTCATATCGTTAATTACGTTTGTTGTATTCTTCTTAGTACTCTTATTAATCTTAAAGTTATATGTCTTCATAAATTCAGCCTTTCTATTATATATCGTCATTAGCATTCAATAAAGTTATTATGTGCTAAATCGTTTTCAAATTCAAGTATACATGGTTTACCTCCGTCTCTATTCTTTAACAGATGAAGGTATATTTTATTTTGTGTTGGGAGACGCATAGGGCCATATTCTGTAATATGCAGAAGTTCTGGCCTATGAATAACGAACACATAATCACTTGCTTGAAACATAGCATCAGATGACGATAAATCACTACGCATAGGATAATGCGTTTGCGGATTATTTATACGTTCTGGTTTTTCTATCTCTCTGTTCATCTGAGAAAGCTGTATTATACTTGTTCTTGGCTTTTTCTTATGTTTGATGAACACATTTTCAAGTTCAGATATTGTTTCTATTACACTACCAACCCTTTTTGTTAAAAGAGAATGATCGTAAAATATAACAAAGTATTTATCTGTTCCTTTAATGTATGTTTGATAGAAATTTTCAATAGTAGCATCAACTTGTTGAGGAGTTCCTGGTGTGTCTATAAAATAGATTGGATACTCTTTTAACTCGTTGGATACATCAATTACTTTTTTCAGAGTACCGTAATCGAGGTCCTGTTGAGAACTATACAAAGTAGAAGTCGTTACATTGAGCTTATTTGATAACGTTCTTCCAATTTGCCTAAATCCAACCATCTCTAAAGAGAAAACTAATACTACTATTTCTTTATTATTATTCAAATCAATTAAATCTGTACTTATCAAATTTGCAAAACTTGATTTACCGCTTCCCGATATTCCAGATATAGTATATATAGTATTCGGTTCAATACCTCCCATACATACGTTATTAAACTTACCCCAACGAGTTTTTAATGATGATATTGTATGTTCTCTACGACCTTTTATATATTGGATCGCTTCATTTACAACATCATGCATTGGGCGTACCGAAAGATTAAATGAGCTCATTTCCATAGCCAATATCTTCCTGTTTAATTTCCTCTGTCATCTCTTGCTCAGACTCTTCCCATGTATGATCTACTAACCAACGCCACATAGTTTTCATAAAACACATACTACCAGTTTTCATCTTTTTATTTATCTCAAAATCGAGACATTTATTAAGATGGTTAGCCATAGCTTGGCTATTTCCTACAAGCTGATTGTACATATTCCTGCATTTATTTACGTTGGTTCTTAAAAACGATTTAGCACCATCTTTTCTAGTTACATATACGGGATACATTTCATAAAACAAATCGAAAAACTCTTTTTTAGGCTTTACTAAGTCTAGCAATTTTTCGGTAGGTTTATAAATTGTATTTTTACCTCTCTCTATCGAGGTAACGAGTCCTTGCTTGATTAAATTTGGTATGTCGTCGTCATTTAAAAGGCTGACTAAACGATTGACGTCTTGATTATTTTTTTGATTCTTATCTAATACCAAACTAAGGAAAATTAATTGATTTGAATTTATAGATTCACTAGCGTTTAATAACGCAGTGTTAAGCTCTACAATCATCTTATACTCATAGGTTAACGATAATTATTCAAATAATTCCAATTGAACAGTTTTTAATGCATTTACTATTTTTTTAGCTTCCGATATATAATACATATAATTTATATGTCTTTCTTCTATTGGTTTATCGTCTAGAAGATTCAATATCGTTACTCCAGATTTAGTAAGCATATTAGTATACTTAATTTTCTTTATAGCATTCTTAAAAAAGATTGCATCTGGATTTTGGTTATCATCTACTTTGTATAAATAATAACCATTAGTACTAGCATAATATCTGTTTATTCTAGATATAAATTTATTGTTATATTCAACTTTAAATTTTTTATCTACTCGTTGTCCCATTAAAAATTCTTTTATATCTTTACAATTTTTAATAGTGTCAACTATTGGAATTCCATTAACAAAGTAGTTTATTACAGCTTTAGGAATAATGGTAGGAGATAACCCTTTTCCTAAATTTGTTTCTGTAATAAACATGCCTTTCTTTTCTATCAATTTTGGGTCGTGTGATATGCCATAACCTTCGATTATCCCGAAATAATCGTTTATCGCGTATTGATAAAACGCTTCATAGCATCCTGTCTCAAATGTTAATTTTGTTATCTGTTCAACATCTGTAATAGCTTCTTGGATAGCATTACGACTTGACTTTTTTACAATGTACATTACACCATCGGTATTAGCCTGCACTATCTTACATCCTAATTTAACCAATCGTTCAATGAGCATTAACAATATCAGTTGTCCGTTTATTCGGATTTTAAAGACATTGAATGGGTCATACATCCAACTATTAACATCTTGCATTTTACCTGTTACAGAATTGAGAACCAATTTTAAAGCAAGGTTCTTATTTTTCTGCCCGCTATGCTTCGCATTTACTCTTTCTTTATATACTCCTTCATAAATGCTTAAGAAGTTTTTACCAAGATGACGTGGCGTTAATTCGTAGGCGATTAATAGGCTTGGATACATGCTTGTTACATCCGCATGTCCTATATATTCGTCTTCACTTGGAAGAAATATTTCTGGAGAATTGATACTATGAAGACCACCAACTCCAACAGAATATCTTCTATTTGATAGCACAAATTGCTTATCATAACTTTTTCGCTCCTTGGATGATACTACTTGCTTTCTCATATCATCTAGTACTGCTATTAATTCGGGGGTTTGAAATGAAATAAATGGGAATATTACGTCTTTTAATGGTATATTATCCATTGGAGACCGCATTTCCTTTAAAACATTATAATTTATATTTGTTCTATTACAATATTCTTTAGCTAGATAAGTTTCCCCAAACTTTACACTATCCATGCTAAGTGCATTTATCCCATATTCATTCTCAATCCAAAGTCGTAGATCTACGTCTTCTTTACAGCGATTGAGTAACTCTGTAGTAGAATCTACGTCATTTATGTTATAACTAATCATTTCATCTATTTTAGAATCCGGTATTGGAGAATTAAAATCTCCATCATATTCTTGCACATTCCTATAATGCATAGTCATTTGCATAGATTTCAATCCTACTCTTGATTTACGTGATAATAACATTGAAAGTATATCCATAGATTTAAAATGATTAGCGTATTTCCAATGACTTAATTTTGCTATCGCATTATTATCTTCTTCGTCATTCACAATAAGTTGCGACATATTATACAAAGACTTACAAATATCATAGTATGGTTTATTAATCATTACATTATGATATTCTATAATATAGTTAATAATTAAATCATCGTAGAAATGATTATTATAACCTATAAATATAGCGTTCTTTGTTTTAAAATAGTCGCATAATTCATCTATCTGATTTTTTCTATTAGATATTTCAAATTTATGATATTGATTTGTTTCAGTATCTTTAATTGTTGCGTGAAAACAATTAGGGAATATTTCAACATCATAAACGTTGGCTATTGCATCTTTAATAACCATGGCTATAAAATTTGGTGGGAGCGAGGGAATCAAACCCTCCAACAATTTCTCTATCAGAGATGGCATTATCATTGACTATTGTTATAATATTATTAATTATTAAATTGTTGTACCATAGCTCCCGTGTAAAAAGACACATGGGAATTAAACCCCTTATATTCTCACGAATACCGCTACTGCGTATGTCTCCAATTAAATAAACAAGTAATAAATTAAAATAAGTAATTTTGCCAAACGTGGGAAGGGTTGGAATCAAACCAGCCTACGATATATATAATATTATTAAGGTATGAAAGTATTTGGTTTATCGCACTTCAAGCTTCCCTTGTAAATCGCACTGACTTATAGTTCTGGCGATTTATATATTGTATTATGCTGCTTTTAATTCAGCTTTCTGCGGTGGTATATACAATACCTTTGCAGTTTTTTTTGAAGGTATATTACACGTCTGCAATATAGGCTTCATAATTTTAGAAGTATGATTAATTGCGGCAGGTTGGTCTACATGCCACACTTTAAATCCACAATATAAGCCTCGTCTAAACTCTGTAAGCTCTGACCTAAGGAACTTATCTCCAAGTTTATAAGCTTCCTTTGTATATTTTATATAATCTGCTTCTGCTGCTTGTCTTTTTCTATAACGCCCAAAAAAGAATGTATGATCTTTTGGTTGAAGTTTATACGAGTCCCCTTTCGTTATAGTTAAGACCATATATCTCTTACTTTTCTCACGTTCTGTAGTCATTATTTCAGTTACAATTTTGCTAAACACATCACTGCGCATTTTGTTGTGTTCTTCAATATTGTTCATGTAAATAAGCTTCTTCTCGTCAGAAAGATTATCGATATTTTGTAGTTCCGGACTTGGGTTTTTCTTATCCCACTTGTTCAGACGGTTAACTGCCACACCATGAAGATATTCATTATGCGTCAGTTTCATACTGGATATTTTAAACGTCGGAACCCAATTCTTCGGTTGCTTAAATTTTCCAGCCATATTATTTTTTTCATTAGCCAAATAACGTATTTTAACGTCGTTTGAAGCCTTTTTTAGTGTTTTGCCTATAACATATGTCACACGACTAGAAACTGGCCGTGAGATGCAAATTAAATTGCCTTCTTGATCATATTTTGGCTTATTTACAGACTCTCTAAAGAATTTGAGATCCTTAAACGTAAAATTATTCTTATTTGCTAATTTATCTAAATATTTCTTATTCGTTTTCATATTGATTATGTTTTAATTAAACGTGTTGCTTTGATAGTAGAAGGTATAACTGAATCGAACAGTTCATGTTATTTCACATGTTACCATAAATACCCAATATATTTATTATAGAGTAAACTCTGTAGTAAATGTCTCATTGTCGTCGATTTCTAATTCAATCTTAGCGTTCTTATTAAAGTTTTCAATCTCCGCCTTAAGATTTTGAATTCTAATATCAATATCGCCAATAAGTTGTGCACATTTTGCATTTGTAAACACCTCATCCTTACTAAGACCCTTTTTACCAAGTTTTGCCTTAGTTGCCGGATTGATAGTATGTTTAGTCTTTACAATTGTAAGGTGTGTCTTTTGTTCATTAAGCTCATTAAGCATATAAATACGATAATAATGATCGTTTTTAATATCCTTAAAGCTAAACTTCTTTATTCCACTATTAATGGCATTCATAAGAAGTTTTGATTTCACACGGTTAATCGCCATCTGCGTAATCTGATTATACAACGACTTAAGGTCGTAATTACGAAGCCCTTCTTTTACAGCCTTTTTAGACATCAGATTAGTAGATTCAATTGTCTTCCAATAAGAAGAAATCTTTTTACTAAGATTATCACGTGTATTAATAATATTCGTAGAGTTCAAATTAATTGATTTATTCATAAGCTTGATATATTTTAAGTTAATAATAAATCTTGAACTATACGTCTCCTTTGAAGGTGCTCAGGAGTCGAACCTGAGTTTATCTGGGGTTTCCAGCCACACACCCGTCCATCGTAACCATAAAAATACATTAGCAGTTGGTTGGGCTGCTAATGTTATATCGTATGTGATTATTCATACACAATCGCCAATTGATATTCGTTTTAACTGGGGTCTCCAGTACTACTAATCAATTTGATCAAATTGTACATGTCCTTTCACATTTATTGTCTCTCCAAATGGATTAAGAGCAAACTTGTGAGAAAAAGCCATAGGATCAATATGAATATTAATCTTTTGAGCTTCATTAGTATTGGAATCTCCTTCCGTGGGGTCTCCACTGTCGATTCCCATAACTTTACAACTCAAAGGACTATTCTTCATACCAAACTTTGTAGCTATTAACAATTGGTCAATAACATACGAGTAATCCTCACCTTGTATACCCTTAGTTGCAATAACTCCCAAAAGACCGTTTAAAATCTTTTGATTTGTATTGTTCTTTTGCCCGCTAATTGCGGACGCAACTTTCATTGCAAACTCGTTAAAAGAAATAGTTCGTTCATCTCCGATTAAACGATTCCACCATTTTACGCAGGTCTTGCCAAATGTTATAGAACCGTCTTCACCCACACTGCACGAGCTATATACTTCTTTCTTGTCATTATCTACAAGAATGCCCCTAATTGTAGGATCTTCAAGTAGATATTGTACAAGCAACGCGTCTGCACGAGACAGACGGTTGTTCATAATTATTCTTCAACTGTAGTTTCAACGTGAACTGTTGCATCAAGTGCTGGGTCATCAAGAATACCACACTGCTTCTTATATTCTGTCACATATGCAGTGTCTTTGCTAATTGTCTTTCCGAGCAACGATGACTGACCCTGGAGATCAGAAATCAAATTATCAACACGAGCCTTCTCGTTCTTATTCAAACGATTAACTGCATCAGTAAGCTTTTCAAGACACTTAAAGTAAATTGGTTCACCAGACTTAGCTATGTTTTCAATTGCCAGTTTTATATTCTCATTTGTAGGCTCTATATCGAACTTAGGCATCTGCAACGGAAGTGTAATTTCAATTTCCTTGCCGGCCTTATCCTTAAGACCCTTGTTGAGAATAATCATAGGAGTACCATCAATGTCCTGAGCATACTCCATACTTATAACATCGATCTTACGAATCTTATAACGATGGACAGGTCGTATCGGCAGAAGTTCTCCATTCTCTGAGATATTTTCTCTCTTCTCGTTGAACTTCAGATCAACGTTTACACAAGATACTGTGAATAGCTGGCGGCCAAACATTGAACCATATGCCATAACAACTTTACGTCCCTTAGGACTAATTTCTACGTTAATATTTACATTATTCATAATAATTTTCCTTTTTGATTTCGTGATTGATTCACCACGAAAATTATTGTTTTAATTAATTATGCTCATTAGAGCTATTAAGCCTTTCGGCAATTATTCACTTATGCTTTTCGGTACACAAAATTCGATTAACCGTGCTTATGAGAGGTCGTTTTTGTAACTAATGATATATAAACCGCACAACTATGTTGCTATGGACGAATTATCGACTACTTTGTTCGTCTATCTATTACTATATATCATTAGTCATAAAGCTATAAACTTCTAATTGGTGTAATGTAGTCATACATTAGCAATGTGAATTATTTTATTATACTTTATAAAATAATTTAAAATAACCGTCAAAGGCTCTGATGTGTCCAAGCATCGCGGAGAGTTCCAGTGCTGAGTTATTTTAAATTTAACAGAATGTCTTTTGCTACTATTTGTTCAGTCTTACGATACTGATTAGGATAGCTCCCCTGTTCTATTTCGGCTGAGGCATTTTACAGGCAGAACAATTAATAACCTGTTTCCTTCTTAACGTGAGGAGTACGTTTCATTATCGAACTATCTACTCTTCAGAAGAGTCGTTGATACTACGGCTTTTATACTCTTTGCTGAGGCAATGCTGTTTATGTTTCAAAACACCCACATTGACCATTATTCCAGGATTTCTTTATTTATCGTGCACGAATATCTGGGATTCCAACCCACTACGGCTCATGCATTATTCGATACGCATATGCACTCGTGTTCCGCTGTACGCTACGCGATTTCTCGCCTCGCTTATCTTATGTAGAGACAGTACATAAGATTTCTATGAGAACCCGTAGGCCTGCACCTTAGTTTACACATACATTGCACTGCATGTTTTACCTTATGGCCTTTTGACGATAACGGTTGGCACTATTATTGCTCTGGCTTATTATATATTTTATCTTTACAACAGACATTTGAATATACTCAAGTCGAACCACAATAAGATTGTTAAACAATATAGTATACCAGTTTACTACTCTGTTTGTTTTTATTCCATAGAACTTTTAACTATGCTTCTACATGTTTGATTTTCCGTTTCAAATTAGAGTTATACTTACAGCACTAAATAGATATTTGTAAGTGTGCTAACTTCTAATCGTGTGTTTCTATTCTCCATGTATTAAGAAGATGAAAGGTAGGTCAACATGCCTGGAGTGACATGTGTCGAATACAATTCACGTTATGCTTTATACACTTCTAAGCAACAGGTGTTTAGCCTGCATTAAGAACTTCTTTCGACTGTCACGTAGTCATCGTTAATCATATCCATATTAGATTGCTAATGTCTTTTTCTGGATAATACCATCAGTCTTTTTCTCGCGGACTCGTGGCGCGGATCGGTCTTTCCGATACAGAGTTCCTCTCTCTGCTAATCATTTACTTTTATATACCGCATAAACGATTAAAGGCTGGCGGTCAGTTATTAAAAATAGTGAAAAGATTTTCAGCATACGCACTTACCCGATCACTGCCTCCCATTAAACTGAGATGTGACGAATCTAACGTCAAGGATTTGTGTAGATAGCACCATATTTACGATATAATCTGTGAGTAGATCCTCACAGTCTCTCTTAATCATTCTATTTGTTTACCTGGTTTTCCTCCCTTCATAATGGCTTTGGAGACCATGAACACTAGAGTAAGCATAGTACAAATCTATTAGGTTTGGAAGCTAATAGCTGCAATTCGTGTGTCGTTCGCTTATATTTGTGTACCTCAATATATAAGATTCCGATACGGTTCATTATGCGCTTCTTGCGACTTATGCGTTTTGTTGTTTATTCCATCACCAAACGGTTCTCATGGACAACTAGGAGTTGATACACCGCTACTCCTACTTAATGTTTATTTTTCACGTAAACACCATTTCGTCTTACCTTTTGCGTATCTCGCCCTTTGAGAGGGTTAACATATTCTCAGACCAAGTAATTGAAACATCGATTCCTAGACTAATGAGATCTAGTATGAATCTGAACTAATTATTCGACAATACGTATACTGTCATTAGCAGAGTGATTTTCTTCAACTTGCTCTTCAGTTGCCTGTTTTGCTATAAATACAAGAGGATAGTGTACTATACGTTCTTGTACAACACGATATGGTACAGGTACCATCACCGTGTCTGGATTAGAAACTGTTTTTACAGAGTCTATTTTGCTCTGTAATTTATTAGTTAGACTCTCTACAGCATTTTTATACATTGTAAGCTGTATGTCTACAGGCATTACAGATTGATGTATTGTCTGTGCTGCCTGCGGCTGCGTATCATCATTATGGCCGATAATCCAACCAAATGTTAACAACGCTACGCAGCTTAATGTTGTTACTAAATTTTTCATTTTGATAATGATTATTTTTCAACATGATAATTGTGTTGTAGATCTACTGGTTCGTCATCTTCGCTTCCGTTTGAGACTGCAGTTCTCACACGATAGCATGCTTGCTCCAGGACATCCACTACTGCCTTTAAAATGCGTTTTGCCGACCTTCTGGCAGTTGCGAAGAACGCCATTATTTTTTTGTTGCATTCTCCGCAGCTGAAGTTTCAGATTTATCAGCTTTCTCTGTAGGCTTTCCGTCTTCAGGTTCCTCCGCACTTTTGCTTTTTTCAAGCGGCTTAATATTGGAATCACTGTACCTCTCATCCTTATCAGATTGAGGCAAGAACAGATTGCCAATTACACCAATTTTCTGTTTAACGTTATACATTAAATTTGTAAATGACTCTTCAATCATTTTCGTATTAGTTCCTGCAATTTCCTTACCAAAGTATTCGCTTCTTGTAAAGAAATACAGTTTCTTAAGAGATGCTGGAGTTCCTGGCTTGTAGGCATCCATAGCTTTTTCTGGAATAGCTTTATCAAAGTGCGTTATATAATGCACAGCCTTTTCCGCCAAATCAAGCTCTGTTTGAAGCACTTGTCTTGCTGAATTAGTAAGCTTTCCTTTAAGCTTATCTGTGTTCTCGGCAACAACATAGGTGTTATACCACAAAAGTATAAACTTAACGATTGCTGCCACCTCTTCATCAGACAAAGCGCATTCTCCTCTAAACTTAAGAGCACACCGCATTGACAGAAACGCTCCAACTGGTGATTCGTCTTCTGTACAATACTTTGCAAGACTTGATCCAATCTGTCGAAACATCAACGTTGGTTCAGTAATGCTTATAGCATCTTGAATCCAATCATCAATATTGCGAGAATCAAGTACGGCTCTCTTTTCGCTACTATTACCTTCACGCTCAAGTTCCGCATATCGATAATCTTTAATAAACTTAATAGCAGAGAGAATATTATTCTCAATACTACGACTATTACGTTTTGCAAAAATCTTATTAAGCGCCGCTACTAGCTGATCCTTAGTTGTAATCTTCTTGGGGTCAAGCTCAACTTCGGCTTCAGCGTTCTTTTTCTCATCTTTGATCTTGTTTTTTACTTCCGTTGGAATATCTTCTGGCTTAAAGTCAAGCATTCCCTCTTCTCCTGACGGAGTTGATATACCAGCTTTAGCTAGATCTTCTGGCGTAGGAAGTCTAAGCTTATCTACACTTGGAAGCTTTATTCCAAATGAACTTGCAAGATTCTGAAGTTCAGAAAACGAGCTCTTGCGTATAAGCAAAGATATCGGAGTTGTCGTATTTACCACTTGTTCTAGCAATGTTCCAAATACAATTGTATCTACAATCCTACTTGCACCATTTAAGAACAACGGTGAATATTTCTTAGCCGACTCAGTATCCTTGCGATACTTATCATCCATAATACTTGCCAATCTGACATATCCATCAGCTGACAATCCAGAACCAGACGTCTGCTTCATTACTCCAAGTATTGAATTAAGCTCACTATTGTCTGTAAGCTTACTCTTTTCTTCCTTAGGTGGTTCTGGTACTTTTGGAATTGAGTTAACTACTTTAGGCTCTTCAACCTTATTTTCTTCGGATTTAACATCAGGTGTTACAACCGTTGTCTTCTTTCCGTCAGCTACAGGAGCTGCATTAACGTAAGAATATTTATTCTTATTCTTATTTTCCTTCCCCATAATTTTGATAATTTGAGATTTTGTCTCAGCCTTCCTTAATGGCTAATTTTTTGTTAAATACTGTTGTTTATAATATTACAAAGATTGAATTATTAAATTCTCTCAGCTAGTATCATAAACAAATGGTTGATCTCTACTCATGATAGCCTTTGGACTTACATGTCCGTCTGCTGTATTAAAACTAATGATTTGATAATCCTTACCTGTTGATTTTGTCTCAACTAATGTATCTTCGCCCTCTTCAAAGACAGGAGTTACCTGTAATGAGCACGTCGATGTCAACATGGGATTATTACCCAAATCATGTTTAATAATACACTTCTTAGTCTCATTTACAACATGAGCGTTTGAAGTTGCAGCGCGTCCAACAAATCCGGCTAACATGCTTAAGAAGCAAGCCCAAAATAGTTTATTAGACTTGTTCAATTTCGCTATTAATATGCATACAATCGCACCAATAGCTAATAACATAATTTGCAGCATGTTACTTAATTTTTAATTTGTTAAACACTTGTTTTCGGAATCTAAATAAGATTGATTTTATCGTTCCTGTTGGCATTCCTAAACATTTAGAAATATCCGCAATTGTATAACCATCTGAATAGTACATTGTTAGGACCTTTCTCTTAATCTGAGTTAGATTTGTGAATTTTGAAATGATATTATCGAGTGTCATATTATTAATAATGTCACTCTCGTGACGATTTTGAGTTTGATTAAAATCAATTCTCCAATCGTTAGTATCAATATACACCTGCTTGTCCTTTATTGTACGCAAATAGTCTATTGCGGTATTTTTAGTTAAAATTCGTAACCATCCTCCAAAAGAATCATAGTTAACAAATTTAGAGAGTTTATCATGAACTTTTACAAATACGACGTTGGCTATATCTCTAGCCTCGTCTTTATCTTTTATATAGTCATATAATATATTTTCTACAAAAGATTTATAATTATAAAAGATCTGATTAAAAGCTAATTTATCACCAGCTTTCGCCTTTTTGATAATGGCAATCTCTTTATCTGTAATTTTTGGTAAAGTAGATTTATCCATAATCAATTTTTAACCGGTTATTAAGCTGTCACTGCTGTATGAGACGGTGCTCGTTAGTACATATAAGTTAAATTAATAACTTATGTGTTAAAATGGTAGCATTTCGTTTATTACACTATTAAATTCTAAATGCAATCTCAAACACAATTTCCGATGTATTCTTAATTTATCTTCTTCTGTTATTGAGTTACATTTATTCAACATTCCTGTTGCTATTCGGAGTAATACTCCAAACGTCATATCTGAAATACGTCCAAATTTTAATACAATATTTTTATTAACAAATGCATTTAATTCTCTTAAATCACGATTAAGTTTCATATTGATCCATAATGTGTCTAATTGATTATTATCATAAATCATATATTGATCTAGATCTTGCAATTTGTCTAAATATTCATATTTTTTATATTTTGGGTAATCTTTTGGAATGCCTTTTAATAGTACCGACTTAATTAATAAATCATTCATACAAAGATTCCTTTCCATGCATAACTCTATCAAATTTGTTGATTAATTGTGTAGCTGCTTCTATTGTGCAACTACATCTTACCTTTATTACACTCACCATTTTGGTATATGATATTTCAGATTGATCCATCTTCATATACAATGAGTATAAATCAGCTAATTCATAATCAGTTAATTTGATAAAATCAGAATAAGTTCTACGATATATTGGCAGTCTTTCGTAGTTTACTGGAAATAAAAGAAACTCCCATTTCCCGCGATCATACATTATACTGTTCAATACGTCTTTATCTGCAATCAATTCCTTTTTGTTAAGAACTGATTTAATAAAGTCGTCGTCATACTTTTCTGAATCTTGAGCATGCATAAAATTGTTTAATAACAATCCTCGTTTTGCTTCAAGTTGAGGATACCATCCTACAAATTGAACTAAGCAGATTATTTTATCGTTTTGAGCGATATATGTTCCTGCCTGGTTTGGAAAACTTAATAAGTTAAAACTTTGTTTATTCATATTATTTACAATTAAATTCTTCCACTCTTATCCATCCTTCAATATTTTCAAGCATAGCTTTATCTTGTGAAGATAATTCATTCCACGGTATTAAACGATGGAATACATCAGCTTCACATTGTCCAGCATATTTGATAAACATGTAATTGAGTATTTTGGTCTTTTCCAAATTATTAGATGGACTACATGAATAATTCCCGAAATATGATTTGTAAATAAGATTTAATATGCGTGTATATATTTTGTATCTGTAAAGAACTGTACATATACACCCATATCTTTGCAATCGTTCTCTGACTGCTTGTTTATAACCTTTCTTCATTTTGATAATGATTAAAGAAACAATGTTAATTAACTCTAGTGGAAGGTTCGGACTTGAACCGATTTATGTTATCCGTCATAACCCTTCCGTGCGGAAGTTTTACGACATTCCAGGTCGGCACTTGTTGTTATTGCTGTGCTTAGCTCAAGACCTTACTTACGCTACGCAAGTATAGTCTACAACATTACTACTTTTATGATTTATTTTTACTATAAGTCTCGTATTTATCTTCTAAACGAATCAAAAGCCAAATCATCCCCATTAAATAATATCCCTATTTTCACAAACGGGGATATTCGCCATAAATAATATTTTCACAAACTTTATTTATGTTCATTTACCTTGTTTATAATTTTATTTATAAACCAACCATAAAAAATAAATGTTTGAAAAAATGAAAACAAACAAAATAAACGTGTATTGTTATTCATAGTGGAGATGCGCGGACTCGAACCGCGGTCTTCGTTTATATTTTCATACTCAAGCGACTTTAGTTTCTTTTTAGTAAATGTATAGCTAGGTCAATTCTATACATTCGATTTAAGCGTATTTAAATTCGTTTTAAGACATTTTTGCAGACTTCATAGTTAATTACTCTAGTTGTCGACATACTTTGCCTTAAAACGAATTATTTAGCTTATATCATAATGTTGGGATCATGGCTTATAGCTCTTAGCTCCACATTAAATACATTTTTTGATACATGCATGTCATTCGACTTACCATTCCTAGGATATCTCTTATTACGTAATGTGGCTCAATGGCTCTCATGCATATGTTGACCTAAAAGACATAGTTTATACATCCTGTCTTGAATGTTTTTACCCGTACTGGCTTATAGCTCTTGACGATCATGTTAATTCATGATTTACGATGCAAGTGTCTCTACACCTCGGTATCTCTTCCAACTGTAATCTTAACATCTTAATACACTGGCTCAAGGCTCTGGTATTTTGGTATAGTGCAAATTCTAGAATCTAATTCCGAAACTTACTTCCCACAGCCCAATATTGTGATCTCTGAGGATGTTCTCAATCTTATCTGTCATATTAGACTTCCATTCATCAATCTCAGAAAGCTTCTTATTATATTCCTTGATAATTTCGTCACGCTCTTTAGAATACTCTGTTCTTGTAAACTCTTCAGCCTTTGGATATTTCTCTTGAAGCTTTTTAAAGTATTCTTCATCACGTTCCTTATTATCAGGCTCTCCTACAATGAAATCACGCAACGCCTTAGTTTTCTTAAGGAATGCGCTTGCAACAGCTTCCTGCTTACGTCTTGTCTGAAGCATTATCAGAGTCTTATTGTTAATGTATTCAGACTCTCCAAGCATTTTCATAGCTTCATTCTTTGCACGCTCATCAGTATTCTTCTGAATTTCTGCCATTGCTGACTCTACTCCCTTTGAAATACTATTAAGACCGTTGATCTTAGACTCAATTGTATCTACTGTTGCTGCTGGTTTGTTGTTGTTTTTTCCCATGATTTTGATAATTTTAAATTGTTAATTAATTTGATATTATTATTTTGGCGCTATGATTTCACTCACAGAACCAGGAACTATTGTTGTTTCAATAGTTTTAAATCCGCTACCTTTTTTATAGTCAAAGATTGCGTATTTAATAGTCCACATATTTTGATGATTTTTAAGATATGCGTCCCATTGTTTTCTTTTGTCGTTTGTACTTGACATAAATCTGCACGTAAACATATTTATTAACGCCTTACGTGCATTTGATGCAGTTTTTATGTTTGGGTAATACAAACTACTCGTGGTTTCCTTACCGTCTTTGACACGCCTAATGTCAATCCGATACATCTTCTTCAAATTCATTATAATTGCGAGTATTAAATTTTATACGATGATATGGATCCATATGTTTATGAGATCCACGCCCTCGCTTATTTTCCGTCTCATCACGATATTGTGCTTTAACGGCTGGTCGATCACGCTTTGTTCTACACATTTGTTACAGTATTAAATAATTTGTCCAATTGGTGGATCATTATTATCATATCTGTTGATATGCCCGAATTTACCATATATTCAAAATAAAGCTTGTTTTCGTAATTGCGCGCAAGCTTGTGTATTGAACTAACAAACAATTTGTTTTCATTGCCGTCTATAAAAATACCGTTAGCTTGTAGTTTTATATTACTTTTAAATCGTTTTGGTGTATTAATTGGGTCCCCACACAATTTTTTCAAGTATTCTACAGCTGAAATAGTTTCCTCATCGGCTTTTATACATTTTGGTGTTGCAATACTATTTACAGATTTTAATAATGTTTCTGATACTTCTTTTTCGGTAAAAGAAGATATGCCAATTGACGTTGACCCTGTGTCATCGCATAGGTTATTTGTAATCTTTGTGATACATTTTTGACTTATTTCTTTTCCGTCATACATTATAACTAATGCTCGCATTTTAAATCCTCCTCACTCGTTGTATTAATAGAGTTTATCGTATCAGTTTTAAGCGCTTGCGGTATTTTAGGAGCAACTTCATCTATTTCCGTTTGCCTACTATAAATATCGTAATTTAACTTATATTCAGATACTAACGATTTCATTGTAACTTTATGTTCTCGTGATAAAACTACGCGTCCTACTCGCTCAACCATTTGCGGAGACATTTTCTTGAAGACGTCTTTAATCTCATCATTTAAAATTAAGTTGTCATGAAATGTTTTAAGTTCGTCAATATTAACAAACTCTGGATTTGTTTGTGCCATTAATTGCACAGAAAACCACACACTGTCCTCATTTTCGACATTTTGTTTTGTTGATCCATGATGACAGGCTGTCATACACATAACTGCGCATAATGCAGCTACGACTCCTATTAACCATACGGAGATTTTGCCAAATGTTCTTGTCATTTTGATAATTTTTAAGAACGTTAATTAAGTTATTTGCCCATTTTTTAATGTTAGTTGGAACTAACAACGTGTAGAAATACACGCGGATTCGAGAGTTTTACTTTTAAGCAATAAAGCTTTTCCAAGTAATTTAAAATTAACAGCTTTACAAGATTTTTCCTGTTCGCTCAGGCGGTCATCAAGAGTAAATACGTCACGAAATATTGTTAATGCCTGAACCATAGTATCTCTAATAAGTTCTGCATTATCTGATATTTTGTTTGTATTTATAGGATGATAAAATCCTATAAAAACTGTTATACACGTCTTCGATACTGAATGACGTATATCAACACCACGTAGTTCTTTTGTGCCGACGTAACGTTTTGATATTAGATAATTACGAATGTAATTACTAAATTCAATCGCTAAGCTAAGTTTTTTACTGATGCTTAAACTGGACATAACCCTTACTGTCATTTCTACCTTTTGATGTCTATCGAACACCTTAGGATTTGTGTTTAAATCTTTCATATGTTTTATTTGAATGGTAATCCAATTAAAATGGTATAATCAGTTTTTGGCTGATTATACTCAACCTTTCGATTGTAGAAAACCAAAAACATAGATGTGGCCCATCTGCATTTATAGAGGCTTTGGACTCTTTTGCATAATATGCAAAGCTGCATTAACCTTCTAAAGACTCAGTAGCTTGATGCTACCAAGTCTTAAGTAATAGATAATAAATCATTTTATAATTATGAATATTATATATAAACCAATACATATTTCTATAATAACAATACATCCAAGTATTGTTAACAATAGCTCAAATTGTTTATTACTAATATCCTTCATAATTAATCATACAAAACCAACATAATGTGCGTTATCATTATTGTGTTTAATATTTGTGTTGCGAATATTATCAATAATAATATATCAGCAATTGTAAATTTATTTTTCATTTTGTTCAAAGAACGTATCATTCCAAGCGGATATAAAATAAATTCCAAATATTATCATGCATGCAATTGATGTTGCTAAAGATAACATAAACAACCAAATATTCACATTTGCATTCCCAGGGCTTGTTAAGAGTCCTAAGAATGCAAATAGTGACATGATTAAACCGAGCGAGCTACATAATAAATGTGAGAATATTCTAAAGAATGTTTTAACTCGTCCTTCTTTATTATTTTTTCTCATTTTATATTATGTATTTTTAGTTGGTTCTGGACCTTTCTTCATTTCCTCGCTTATTTGATTTAATAGATCTGCCATACGTAATCTATTTGCTTTTACCCCATCACGGTATCCTTTATTATAAGCTACAGCTGTAAGATGCTTAATAGTCCCAATCATATCTTTTACAATAGGATCATTAGTTAGTTCCATAGGGTTATTAGTTTGTTCCATAGTTTTTTGATTTATAAAATTGTACATTTTTTAAAGTATCACCTTTATATGAAACCCCAGCTTTGCGATACTTTACAATACGCTGAGGAGTGTTGTTCTTAAATACTATACCAAGATATGCGTGAACATTTGTTTGATAACATAAAATGATGTAATCGTATACATTTTTAGGCAATGTAATTAAATCACAAACATTTTGATCATCATTCACATATTTAGCATAATGTTTAATGATTGTTTGACCTTTTGTATTCTTCTGATATAATGTATAAATACAAGTTATATCATTGTTCCAACAGATACATGTGTCAATTTTTGCTGTTGTTTTTGTTACAGCTTGTGTAATTGCTATTTGAAATAGTAATAAACACACAATAAGCACCTTTTTCATTTTTTAGTTCTTATTTTAGTTTTTGCAATGATGAAATGTCCATCCCAATCATTGTATAACTTACGCAATGCTCCTACGCGCACTGCTGCGTTTGTCTCTGATAGACCATGAAATAGTTGCATTGTGCAACCATCGTGCTTAATGAAAATAGCAGCATTTTCTTTTAAGGCTGTTTCTGGTTTGCCTTTAGAAGATTTTCTAAACTTGGGGTAGTTTAAACTTGTTGCTTTTTCAGTTTTTGGATTTTTCGCCATTCCGCTCTAGCTGTTTTATTGTTTTTAAATTGAATTACTCGTTTAGATCCATCTGGAAATTCAATAGATATTTTCCATTCATAGGCATATCTACCAAATAATCCATATGTTAAATCATGTATTTTAATTACATCTTTTAATAATGGATCACAATTTTCTCTATTTATTATACGTTTCCTCAAAGACATTGATGCGTTGTTTTATAATTTGTTGAGTGTTTAATGAAGGATGTTTTTAATCTCGTCCATATTGTCTTGCATCTAAAAGTGCCAGCATATCATTGTATGATTTTGTACAACTTATTATGCTAAGATTGTTAATATTAAAATCAACTCCGATATTCTGTTTGTTAATATTTAATGTAATTAACGTTCCTTTTTTACCTTGTTTAACACACACAATGTTTGATGTATTTAATATGATAAATTTCTTTTTATCAACATCATATACTTCAATAAACCTTGTCATAATTATTTGGTTTTAAGAAACTCAACTGCATCTTTTACACTTGATACTTGGTGTACTTGTCCATCGATTGATACATATCCGATTACTGGATACATTATACCACCAATGTTTAATACAACTTCATCGCTTTCATTGTCTTTGAATATACAACTAACAGAAGTAGGATTAACATGTAATTCACTCTGCTCATCATGTTTGGGGATAAATTTAACTAATTTGACCATTTTGATAATGTTTTAAGAATTTATGAATCTATAAATACATACCTAGAGGGAGGGACCCAAAGGCGTGGCGCAGCACTTGTGTTGTGCTGTCGCCTTGCCCGTTAGTATGGAAGATTGTCGTCTGCTTGCGGAGTTGGTTGAGGTGCTGCCTGAGGTGCTACTTGAACTGTCGCTTGAGGCTGTTGACCCATTTGTGGTTGTTGACCCATTTGTGGTTGTGCTTGAGCTCTTTGCTGTGCTATTCTTGTGGCGTCCTGTGTGGGCGTTGTTGGATTTAGCGCTGCATTTAAGCTTTCTTCTTGCGTCATTGTGCCTTCAACCTTCTTCTCGAAGAATCGGTCTTCCATTCGCTGTCCTTGCTCCCATGGAGAATAACCATCATAATAGGTTGTCGTGTAACCGCCTTGTTCGTTTGGTGTCATATTCTTTACCCAAACAAATATGGTTACTGAATCTCTTTTGATGGTGTTACCGTGTCTATCTTTGACTGGATTTCCATTGACATCGTTCATGTAGCATAAGCCTTTTCTTAGCTTGTATTGCGTTACCATGCCGCCTTTGAATTCGAGCATCTTGTAGAGTTGGTCTCTTTTCTTAATCAACTCTGGCTCTGCTTCAAGGTCTGTTATCAACTTGTTCATGTCTACGATTTGACGGTTTTCTCCGTTAACTTGGACAGTTTTGCAGTATGCTTTAAGACGCTCGATTACTTCTGGCTTTTCGTCGTTGAATATAATTATTCTACGGCTTCTTGCTGCGATAGCATCTGCGTCGTTAATTGTGAATACTGCGAACTCGCTTAATTGTCCTTGGCGATTAGGTTTTTTGCTTTGACCTATTGAAATACCTGTTGTTACGTAAATAGATAATTCTTCGCCTTTGATAATGTTGAAATTGTTCATAGTTGTATTGTTTTAATTGATTTATTATTTTGCATTTACATTCCTTTAAAATGCTAAAGGGCTATTTATTAACATGTAGCTCATGTTGTGTCTTTGCAATTGTGTGGCATAGTCTTAGGATTTTAAACTATTCCTCATTTTTGTAAAGATTTTTTACTTCCCCTATCTTATCTCGTACCTATTGTTGGTGCTCACTCATTAGGGGATTAGAAGTGGGCGATAAATAGGAGGAGATAAGAAAGAGGAAGGGAAGGATGAGATGATTGTGGGGTCAAGAGGAGGAGATAAGAAAGGAGTTCAAGCTATAACGGTGTTTGTGGTTATCTACGAACATCAACATCCATATCAGCTCCTCGACTTGCTTCAAACGCATCCCAATCAAAACCTTCTTTCACAACTCTTAAACTATGCTGTAATTTAGTTTCATAAGGTTCAAGTTGTTTATAGAATGTAATTTTACCGGTGCGCGTTATAGGCTGTCTATATAGTTCATAACTACGTTCAGGATGTTTTGTCGCCTCTCTTCTTCCCCACTCAATTAATTGATGAGGATTGAGTCCTATCTTACACAATGTAAGATCATCACCTACGATTGTGTACACTACAATATAAAAATACTGCATAATTTTATACGATTCACCTTATACTATCGCGAGGTTTTTAATTGTTCGCAGACACAGGGCCATTAGGCTGTTGATTTCTCTGTAGTCCATTGTTATAATTTGGATTAAGTTCTAAATAGTGTCCCAGTATTTTCTTTATTACTGGGACACAGATTTCGTCCATACTATTCGTATAATGCTGGCTCATAGGATTCATAAGCTTTGAAATATTCTTCAACTTCTTCATCTGTGAGTTCTTTCACCTCAATGATATACTCACATCTGTCAATGGCGTTATCTTCGCCCGGCCAAAAGTTTTCATCAAAATAGGTATTGATTTCAACATAATACTTAGTATCAATCTTCCAAAGAAACGTAGATTTTCCATCCTTACTTAGACAAATACGTTCATTTTTTACAATGCCAGCATCTAAATACTGTGCTTCATCAGATGCTAAAATGTTCACTTTGAATGCCATAATGTTATTGTTTTAATTGTTAATAATGCCAGTCAAACGAAGAGGATGAGAAAGAGAGAAAACGCTATGTTGGTTGAACCTATAAAGGGATGCCTACATTGAGCGAGGTAAAAAGCATATGTTGTTTGAAGCGCAGGAATCCACGGAGCCAGCAAGCATATGTTGTTTGAATGCTTTATGTGACATATGTTTCTTAAAGGCTTTATGTAGCATATATTGTTTGAGTGCTTTATGCAGCATATGTTCAAAAAGAAAGCGCAGCCCGAAGGCTGCTGCTCTCTTATACGGTTTCTGCAACGTAGCGAACGCTGGTGAAGAAGTTGATGGTCAAGCGAAGCGGATATTTCGCGAGGAAACGCGCAACGGCAGCAAGGCGTTCTTGCTCTGATGCGTATTCCGGAGAAGTTCTATACTTGCCGTTAAGCTTAACTGTGAACTGATAAACTACAATCTTTTTCATACTTATTTGGTTTTAATTGTTAATAATGTCGATTAATTTGAAAAGATAAGAAAGCGGTGCTGTAACACCGCCTTCTCACCCTAATTTTTTATTTATCCTGCATTATAGAAGGAGTTTAGCTATATCATCCATGTGACATTTCACACTTTTAAGATAAGCTTTAATAGCAGCGATGCATTCTTCTTCGTTACCGCTACAAATCCCTTTAGCAATGTACATACTTACAAAAGTGCGACAGATTGTAAACATGTACTCATTATCTACAGAATATACACCATAATCCTGTTTATAAAAGTTATCAACAGTAATGTTAGAGTTGATAGTTCTTACGCTAAAGTTCGGATATTCAATATTATCCATAATGAAATACAGTCTCCACACAAGAGCAGACTGAAAGAGCTTTAAGTTATACAATGTTAATCAGTTTAATGACATTTTTGCCGATTAATTGGAGTGTATAAGAAAGATAAATGCCACATTACACATTCCAAATCTCTCAGCACTTAACCCAGATCATCACTACATACACTTCAAACAAGAGCATATACCACCAACTTCCTTCAGTTGTCACCACTCCCAACTACCCAACCACCATAGGTATCACCACTCCAACACACACATACAAATATGTACCACAAACAGACATGCCATACATCACAATTCCAACATTACTAACACCACTCCACAAACCAACGTACAAGCCACACGATTAATACACCAAACTCACGCAAAACCGCCCACAGCACATCAATCCACACACATCTTCATGACGGGGGTATTTGGATCGGGTCTATCGGCCAGGGAACCTGGTATGAACAGTTTCCGGTTTTTATACTCGCATTTCAATCTTTATATTTGCATAATTTATAATAAAAAATAAAAAAAATACGAGAATTTTTACTTCCCGGATTTATAGTCTATACTCTCTAGCTCTATGCGTTTCTTTTTAATGTTTAAGCGCATATTCATACAAGCCTTCCCATTTATAAAAACCTTATAATCACCAAGATCTACTGGGTATGATTCAAGCTAATTTTTAAGCATTTGGCCAGTAAATTGAATTATTTTCCAACCATCTTCATCTTCTCCAATATCTGGAGTATAATAACCATTATGGTCTTCAACAATCTATTTGTTCTACATAATTCCAATTGTTTATTATGCGTGTGAATGCTGCAAAAGTATTCCGCATGCTATTATAACATAAGTCACATTAATCATTATTAACTAAATATTGTTTTTATTATATAACACACAAGGCCGCTAACTATGATAGCATATAAGCAGTCCATAATTACTTCGATTTTTTCTTCTTTGAATATTCTGCAGTCACTGCGTCATTTATACTTCTTACTATCCATTGCATTAAGTATGCCATATGTTCATTGGCGTTATTATTTGGGACATATTCTAACCCGAGATCAGCCATTATTTCGTCTAATACATGTGTAGCTTCATGAGCTATTTCATCGATTGCTGGTTTTCCGTTAAATGCTACCAATACGCCAAGTTTGTCGTCTATTCTGTTAAATAGTGAGCCGTATGTGCATCCAAATGAATTCTTATCCAGCCCAGTTAAGTGATAACTACTATCTTCAATATATCCGAAATTATCATTTATTTGTTTCTCTGTTGGATTAAAACACACATATACGGTGCGTGGATATATATCATTGTGATATTTATAAATCTTCAGTTTGCTATTTTTCATTTTTTATTCCAGTATAATCATACCAACCATTCTGCAGACGCACTTTCTAATCTCTTCTGATTATTTCACACGCCATTTTAAAGTTATCATCTTGAGCAGCTTCTTTCAGCGTTGAACACATACCTGGAGCACTCTTCATCTTCCAAATCTCCTTCATCGTTTACAACTTGATGTGTATATTTAATTGATTTTAAATAGTTTGCACACTTATTAAATGCGTAAGCTTTTTCTGTTTTAGTTGAATATTGATGCATATATTGTAACATTCTTTTCCAATCTACAATTCCGCAGGCCTATATGTTACAAATATCTTCAATAAAGCTTATTATTCCAGATTCTCCAAATTTATTACGAATTTGGTCATACTCTTTAACTGATTGTTTAAAATACTTATTATCTTTACTAAATATTGGGCTACTTCCTACTAAATATGCTAGATTAACTGGAGAGTTAAATATAAAGAAATACTTAGGACTATTCGTAACTGGAATAGCCTTAGATCTTAATGATAAATAATCAGCATAGTATAGTATACTACTAAGTTCAATATCAGTATAGTTATCTAAGTTTATCATATATTACTCTTACTAATAACTAAGTTAAACATGTTTATCTTATTAATCTTACTAAATATATAGTCATACTAATTATATAAACTTATATAGACTATATAGTCTTTAATAGGATTAACCCCATCTCCTAAAGAAAATATATAAAAGAAAGGGTTCTTCCCCAAACAGATCTATAACGTATAAAAATCTTAAAAGTTGCAAAACTAAAAAATAATTTAAGAAATTTTCATATTTGAAACCTTTTGATGTTAGATTTTCGTTAATGGCCACGAAAACAAAAAATAAAATTTTTAGGAAATGACAAAAGAATTGAAATTTGTAAAGCCATACTATATGATGGAGCCCGGTGATACAATGGCGCTCTCAAATGATGGCAAGTCATATGTGAGTACATACAGTGACGAATATCACGCAGATAGCGATGACGACAATGTTTGGTCTACTTACTCTTCGACATTTACAGTATCAACTTATCAAGCCGAGATTCTATTGAAGAATGGAATCGTCGAGGAAGTTAATGAAGTTAAAAACCAAGATTCAAAGTTTATCAATGTATTTGACGAAATTAATTCATTGATCGCTTTATATACAAAGCAGCTTACAAATCTTGATGAAGATTACAAAGATCAGCCATTGTGCCTTAAGAATGAAAAACTTACAGTATTAAATAATCTTATTAAGCTTTTAAATTATCTTAAACAATTAAAGAAATGAATAAAGTCGATCAGTCGAAATTAGCTCAATCTGTAGCAGAAAAAATTCAATATGAATTTAATCGAGAGTTTCTCGTAAAACCATTACCGATCGAGAAAGTAAAGAAGGAGTTTACAACTCCCGTATCAACTGGAAAGCATGAAGACAAAGATGGTATTGAAGCTAACGATTATGATGAAGTAAAGACAGAAGTTAAGGAGGTTGACTCAGATTTTATGAAAGGCATCGTATTGAAGGTCCCTCATGAGTTTGAAAGCCAACGTTCAGGAAGCCAATTTCCTCCAATCGAAGTAAGACAAGGAGATACGTTAATATTCAAACGCTCGAATCGTTATTTTGACTTAGTTAAAGATACGATGCTTGTATCGCAGTTTGATATAATAGCAGTTGAATATACTGGTGGAGATAGATAAGGCGTGTAAACAAATAGCAAAAGATCTTAATTTAGATTACGGATTAGTTCGTAAGATAGTCTACTATCAATTTAAGTTTATAGTTGATATCATGAAAGATGATCAAGATACTCATGACATACTACTAAACTAGCTATTCAAATTTAAATTAAAACCTAGATTTAAAAATAACAAATAGGCTAATTATAGCCCAAATAATAAAAACAATGGCAAAGAAAACAACGAAGGCAATTAAATCTTCTAAGAAAACTAAGAACCCAGAAATTATAGTGAACACATTGGGTCTTACTAATGAAGAGGATACTAGGCTCGCAATTATAAATGCTAAGATAGCGGCAGCAAAAGAAAATGTAACACTTACTATCGATGAGTTGCAGATAATGTGCGACACTATTGCAGACACTATTAAAAACGCTTGTGTAGCTCAAGCTCTTAAGAATATTTTTAGTGACAATAATAAGTATTTTGTAGATAGAGTTGGCGACAATCTTAATGTGGCAAAAGTAATTGATAGTGTAATTGATAACAAGTGCAGACATGCTGTAATTGAAGATAAGCATCAAAATTTATTTAAGCGAGCTTATAATTGGATAAAATCCAAGTTTGATAAATAATATACAGCTCATGAAGTGCTGAAAACTTCATATACTTAATGAATTTTTTCTTCATATATAACAAAAATTAGTTTGAATGGTATTCCTACGAGACATCTGGCGGAGTCAAGTCGATATAAAGGCACAATAGCAAGGTTCGATTCCTTGGTAGGAAACTTTTGGCAAAGCAATCTACTAGAAACTAATTATTGATAGTAGTATATATAACCGCCAATACGGTGATTACGAAATAATAAATGCGATTTCGCTGGATCGCATACTTGTCCGGCGAATTGATCTGAAAAGATCTGGAGCAAGCCTCTTCGTTAACAAGGCTTATATTGCCCATTTGCGTAACAGCTAGCGCGTCGGGCTCTTTTGTCCAATGAATAATTGAATATATAGTAATGGAAAACAAAATATATAAACTCTCAGACGAACAGTTTGTTGAGTTGCTCAAGAAAAGTTCAACAATATCTGAAGTGTTGTTTAAACTTGGTTATACAGTCAAAGGAAATTCTTGGGGATACTCTCAAGTAAAAAGAAGAATGGATGATTTGAATTTAGACTATTCTATATTTAAAGGTAAATCCGCTGTTATAAAAACAACAAAGTTAAACAATGTAAAAAAAGAAGATATACTAAAAGAAAATTGTAAACACCAACGTACAGTATTGCGTAGATACATAATTAAAAACAATTTAATTCCATATAAATGCGCAATATGCGGATGTACTGAGTGGCAAGGGAAAACATTGAGTTTAGAGCTTGACCACATTAACGGCATAAACAATGATAACAGATTAGAAAACCTTAGGTTTTTATGTCCTAATTGTCATAGCCAAACATCAACGTATGGAAGCAGAAACCAACAGCTTAATAGTTCTGAATATGATATTCCTAACGACTTAAGAAAGATAGTTGAAGAGAAGTATAATGAAGTTAAAAGCGTTAAAAAGGTGTCGTCTATACTTGGAATACGAAGATGTGTTGTTACAAAAATAGTTAATGAATCGTGTCAAAAACATTCTAATCAGAAGTATGTAATAAGGTATGATAAAGATTGGAATGAACTCGCAAGATACGGCTCCCTCGTAGAAGCTGCTAAAACTTTAATAGAAGCCAACGAGGTTAAGACTAAAAGAGTAAAGACTTGCACTAGAACTATAATGTACAATAAAGACAATTTTTGGTTGAACAGTCATTGGAAAATATTGGATGGTAGCGGGATAATAAATAATCCGCTATTAGAACCTTCTCTAATTGACTCGGAAGACACTGTTGACGAGGCGCAAGCGAAAGCAGCGTGACAGACTAAACGAGAAGGCTGACCTTAGGGTTGGATGCAATAGTCGAGCTATGAACCCCGAAGGAGTGGGGGCAGCACCTACATGGGCTACTAATTAAAATATAATAAACATGGTATTAGGTTCACATAATACATTATCATACTTAACTCCGAGCAAATGGTATAAGAGACCATTTAAATGGATGGCCAAGTGTCAAAATATTTCATACTATAAACAATATGATTTAGGCGTAAAAGTGTTTGACTTAAGAATAAAGTTTAATAAATATGGAGACCCAATAATTTGCCACGGAAAAATGGAATACGAATTTGATATTTGTGATTTACATGAATTTCTTACGTATTTAAATCGTTGCAAAGACTGTTATTTAAGAGTTATTTATGAAGTCTCAAGTTCTAAAAGTGAATACAAAGAAGAATGCTTTAAGAATTTCTGCATACATTTACAAAACATGTATAAGAATATTGTTTTCTTTGGTGGTAATCGCAAATACGATTGGAAGCAAATATTCAAATTTTGTACCGAAGAGAAAGCGCCAAAATTAATTGATAGATATTCTAGTACTACTAGTATATTTAAATCAGATAATAAATTCTTACGTATTATTGACGACTTATGGCCATGGTTATATGCGAAATTAAATAATCATAAAAACTACAATGCTTATAAAGATACTAAAGATTGTCTTTTTATTGATTTTGTAGATATGAAGTAAATCATCCTCATTATGGCTTACGCGGAGCTGAAAAGGATTAAGGGATTGCGATAGAGGATGGCCGATCTAGACGGTTAACTGATAAATCCCTTCACATTAAATTATTTTATACTAAACATGGATCTAAAAATTAAACGATTGTCGGATAAGGCAGTAATGCCGGTACGCGCTCATAAAGGAGACGCAGGATTGGATTTGACTTGCACAAATATAACAAGCGAGGTTAATGAATGCGGTCAGCTTATTTTAGTATATCACACAGACCTTGCCGTTGAAATACCAGAAGGCTATGTTGGATTACTATTTCCTAGGTCTAGTATTTATAAGAAATCACTAATACAAACAAACTGTGTAGGAGTTATTGACGCTAGTTATAGAGGCGAGCTTATGGTCAAGTTTAAGACTACTACAGACGTAATTCCAGCAATATATAATGTTGGTGATAGGTTTACGCAGCTTGTTATAGTTCCATATATTGCTCCGGTTGTTACAGAGACAACTGAACTATCTTCTACAGACAGAGGAACTGGCGGTTATGGATCTAGTGATAATAAAGATATTAGCGCGGATACGGGATCTCAAAACACTGAGACCGCACCAGATCAAGCGGCTGAACCAAGCGGTTCTGAGTCGGCTGAATAATACCGGTATAAAAGCCGAGAAAGGGGATGTCATCTAATGGCTGCCCCTTTATTTGTTTAATCAATAATTAATTTAACATGTTAAAAAATAATATAATAGATACAAAATATATTGACGACGACGGTCGCGTTAAATAGCTTTGTATTATAGATCCAGACAGCATTGAAGATATATCTCTAAAAAGCAAAGATGTAATAGCAGCTGGAGCAATTAAGAAAATGATACAATCTGCCAGCGCTAATACGCCTACAGTAGACCTTACGGATATTAATAACAAGATTAATACTCTTACTAGAAAGACTTCACAAATAGATACTGTTGATGACGATGGGGTTGTCATCGAAAACAAGCAATTTAGTTTTAAGCTCGGTGGAACTACAATTTATAACAATTCTGAGAATTTTCCATTATTATCTCTGCATATAAGCAATTGCACAATTATAGATAGCGTTGCAAATATAGATGCGGAAAAAATTAAATGCAGCAATATCGATTGCAAATCAACAGTTAAATCGACATATTTAGAAGTCGGCCAAACTAGTACATTTGGTGGGACAATAACAGCTAATGGAGGTATATTGTGCATGGGTACACAAATATCGTATAATTGTGGTCCGCAGTGGAATGGACTAATAACGTCAATATGTCTTCCCAGTGGAACTATGCTTTATGCGAATGATGCAATATACACATCAAGGATTACGGATGGTTCTAACAATAAATTGGCATATTTAACAGATGGTACAAAAGCGGCAATACCAGATATAAGTGGTTTACAAACTAGTATAGACAACTTGACAACGCGTGTTGAAGCTCTTGAAGCAAGATTTTTATCTTGAGATTCTTAAAAATTTAATATATTTAATAATTGTGAAACAATCGATACTAACTAATCTATTATGAATAACATATTAGTAAAATTTGCATAGGGTCTTGAAAGATTTTATTTATCTACCACATACCCAGACACAATATATTTTGCTACAGATACACACAAGATCTTTCTTAACGGTGAAGAATATACCGGAAAGACAGATGTTGATGATAAGATTAATACTCTTACTAATGATATTAAGAAGATTAAATATGTTTTAAATATCAAATAACCAAGCCTTCAATTGGTTTGCTAGTTACGCTAGGATGGTAGTTTAATGTGTTCGATCCACATCGTAACTTCGATATATTATAACATGTCCAGCATGTATAAAACTGGAATAATATTATTTTGTGGATCCAGCAAAATAATTATGTTTAACATTAAATTTTACAACTATGGATACTCTTGAAAAAAGTTTATTGTACGGGACATGATAATAATGATGCTCTCGTTGCTACATTGGCTGGCTAGAATAACAATAACGCCATGACCGCAGCTATGATGAATAATGGTATGAACAACTGGTGCAACAATCCTTTCGTATATCTCGTGTGGATGATGTTTGCAAATCGCATGTGGAACAATGGGGATGGTAATACCGCTCAGCTTGATTCTCTTCGTAATCAGATGTCGGACAATCAGAATAGCAATCTCATCATGGATGCAGTAAAAGGCAATAACGTTGCAATAGGCCAATTGGCTAGTAATCTTAACTGCGATTTTAACAACCTAAATTCTGCTATTTGCGGAGTCAGGGCTGGAATCCAGGAAGTGGCAGGTAATATTAATTTCTCCGCAGAGCGTGTAATTAACGCTGCAAACCTCGGTGATATGAATATTGTACAGCAATTGAAAGATTGTTGCTGCCAGACTCAATAGAACATTATCAAGATGAGTTACGAACAGCGGCTCGCCACTTGCAATCAAACTAGCGCTTTAACCACTTCAATTAATACTGTTAATTCGGGATTAGAGCGTGGATTTTCCTCAATTGGTTATTAGATGGCTACTGATAAGTGTGATATTATTAGAGCAGGTCAAGATAATACACAGCGTATTATTGATACTCTTAACAATCATTGGACTGCTGATTTGCAGCAAAGATATAATGACGCGAGACTTGAATTAAGTCAGCAACGTCAGAATGCTACATTGATTGCAGCACTTAAGCCAACTACAACTGCTACTGCGTAACATTTAGTGTACCTAGGGCGTAGCAATACGCTCTATGTACACTATTATTAACTGATTTATATCTATGTTATTTAAGGATATTAAACAAACTTATCCAGTTTTTATACTAGATAAACAGTCGATAACAATTACATAGGGTACTGTAACTTCTGTTGGTTTTCCTAGATTAGATTTTAATCAAGGCAAGCCTAACAATGTATCGTCTACTGTTATCGATGTTACAATAGAAGCTAATGGCAAAACGGCCACTTATACAATACCAGACAATCTTTCAGTAACATATACTAATAATTTAGTATTATCAACTAGCAAAGATGGACTAGTTCGTGAAGTGGAATCAATGAAAGCTTCTGCTGAACAAATACTATCTTCAATAGACAAACAGCGAGAAATTGTTTCTAAGGCCACAGAATTACTATCTGACATAAATCCTATATTTAAGGAAAAGAAAGAGACTGAACAAAGATTCTAGAAGATAGAAAATTCTATTAACGATATGAAGAACATAGTTACTAACTTTATAAACAGTTTTAACAATGGGCAAAGTAATACTGGTCAGACATCATGACGATTCTAATACTGAATACAATGATGTGCATGGATTTCATTTTAGTTAGAGACTTTTAAAAGAAGCTTGTTCTAAAATTGTAAATGCCGATAGGACGGATCATCGGTGGACTACTGATTAGGTTAATGATTTAATTCGTGAAATGAATTATAAATTACCAATCGGCCATAGTATTGAGGATGTGACGTATACTGCGAATATGGCATATGCTGATTTCTTTCCTACGTTATTAAATGAGCGACAATGCATAGATTATGCGATGTTAGTCGCTAATGATCCTGATGGATATGAGGGAATAGAATTTAGCAGATGGCTTGCAGATGTTAAACAAAAGCATATAGATATAAATTTAAATGAATTTATATAATATGAATAATTGTTTATGTAATAAAAATCATGGGGTTGGCATGAATGTAAATGGTAACCGTATAGACAAATATGCTAAAAACATAGTTAATGGCTCTATGTCTAACGGATATGAAAAAGACTATTTACTTGATGCCAATGCTGTGATTGATAAAATAAAAAAATATATTCCAACTCAACTTTATTGGATATTTGCAGATGAGGCAAACGGGAGTAAATGTTGTGATTATATTCCAGATGTGGATATAGATAATATAATTAATGGCGAAACTCCAACTCAAGAAAATGATCCAGATTGCGGATGCGATAATATCGAAAAGGAATATATTGAAAATATAAAATAATTGTATGAAATTTTTAGATTCAGGTGGCGTTCAACACTTATGGTCGAAGGTGAAATCCTATGTAGGCGACCAACTCGGAACAATAGATAGAACGCTGTATAAGGTAATTACAAAACTTCCACATACTGCAGAAGAAGCGAAAATCCTAGGATGTACCGATGTTAATAAAATATATCTTATTGCTCTTGGTGGTGATACTTCTGTTGGAAATCAGAAATATGAAGAATATATATATCGTGGCATAACATTTGAGACAAATTATAATAAACTCAATTGGGAAAAGCTTGGCTCGTTTAGATCAACCGTAGACTTGTCTAATTATTTAGACAAAACAACAGATCAAACGATTGGGTCTAGTAGCGCAAGCGCTAATCTTGACATATTTGGATATATTAACTTTCAGAACGATGGTGGTATAACTGGCGGCAATGGGAAAGAAACCGAGGTATTTACTTCTAATGGTGGATATCTTGACATTTCTGCATACGCCAAGAAAACAGAAATCCCGAATGTTTCTGGCAAGGTGGATAAAGTTACTGTAGGTGGCAGTGGTAATGCTGTTACAGCTGCATCCATATCTGGTTCAACATTGACATTGACAAAAGGTGCTACATTCCTTACAGCACATCAGGACATAAGCGGAAAGAGCAACATAGACCATACTCACAAAGTTAAAATTAACGGAGTGGTAAAGACTATAACTGCAAGTGGAACCGCTGACGCAAGTTTGACTGATCTTGGTACATATCTTACCGCGCACCAGGTGTTAAATACTTTAACTCTGCAGAAAAATGGACAACAAATTGGTACATATAATCCTAGAAATGCAAGCACACTTAATATTACAGTGCCTACAAAGTTGAGTGAGTTTACCGATGATGTTGTTGCAGGTAAGTATTTACCGTTGACTGGCGGTGATATAACTGGGCCTCTGACAATTACAGATCATGAAGCTGAGACGTTAATTGACCTCGATGGCGTTACTGTAGGCGAAACAATATATTAGCAAGGACAAATATAGAATGATTACGGCAACGTGCTCATTCTTCCAAGCATCGAAGGTACCATAGCTCTTACGTCTGACATATCTACATATGTAACAAGTAATGTGTAGAAAATGTCAAATGATGATATAGACAAAGCTTTAGTGTAAATTTTACATTTAATCAATGTGTAATTATCCGCGTTAATTACACATTTTTATTTTATTTTTTTATGAAATTCTTAGATAAAGATGGCCTAAGTACATTATGGACCAAAATAAAGAATACTTTTTTAAGTTTAAGCGGTGGCAAGGTTAACGATTCGTTTAAATTGGAAGGTAAGAAAATTGTGGTGTCTACAAAAAGTTACACTCTTACAGATTAGTCTACTGGCATGAATATACATTCTAATATGTTTATTGATGGCAACATATAGATTCATGGAAATACTATATTTAGACCGAACCCAAATAATGTTAACCATACTAGTATGTCAATCCTTAAAGATAACGTCTTAATATATGACGCTGCAAGATTTTAGTCAACTGTAAAATTTGGTACAAAATCCAATATTTAGATTAGTATAGATCCAGATGGTACAGGCAAAATATATCGCGGACAAAACAATCTTTACATAGGAACAGATTTTGATGAAGGATATACATATCTCGCTGGATCTTTAGCCGGCTATAATAATATTAATTACCAATCTCCTACTGAAGATGGAGCGATCGCATGGAAATTGCTAGAGAATGGTACTCTAGAGCTTGGGAGCACTGGTACAGACGGATCGTTCTATATATATAGCAGCGGCAAAAGATATACGTTCAATGCCACAAAATTATTACAATAGGGACTTTTAATATAGGCTTAATTATGGAAATAAAAACAATTACAGCAGTAAACGCTTATAATATTTTAAAGACTATTAAAGTAGCGAGTTTGTCAGACTCTTCTGCAATTTCTGTATGGAAGACAATTAGACAGTTAAGACCAATTGCCGATGATTATGAAGTTCAAAAAGATCAAGTAGTCAAATCGATGAAAGATGGCGAATTCGAGAAAATGAACGAAAGGCTGACTAACGCGAAAACTAGAGAACAGAAAGTTTTAAATGGTGAATATAAGCTCACAAAAAAAGACGAAAAGGATGTTGAGGAAATAAACAAATACTTTAACTCTTTTAATAGCAAGCTTAATAAGTATTTTAATGAATTCGAAAACAAAATGATAGATATTGACGTCGTAAAAATACCTAGCGACGAAATCATTAGAGTTCTTAAGGATGACGACAATACTTTTCAGAGTCTAGAAGCAATAGATTTCTTAATAGATTAATATTTAATGGTGATATGATATAGAATAAATTTTTAATTTATCCGAATAAATCTGACGTGGAATCCGATAAGTCAAAATTTAGACCGGATGCAATTGTGTTTATTAGCGGCGATGAAGAACATCCTAAAGATAAATCGATATATATTAATGGTGTCTATTATGATTTTTACACTACTCCAAATTCTGACGAAATCTACGACTTGATTAAAGATAAAATCTCTGACGATTTTGCAATATCTGAGGCAACAAATGATGTATCCGGATCAATTAAATTATCATCTCTTGGCCCAGCACCGAACCAATTGTCCGACGACGACAAATATGGAGTACGATTATAGGATGGTCATGCATACGTGTATGTACCATAGGCAAAACCTATAATACCAGAGGTTAAAGATGGTGTAAGTTCTTTTATATCACAAGTATTTAAAAGATCTAATACAGCTCCAGAACGACCAAAGGGTGGATCATATGAATATCCTTATCCAGATGAGTCTTATGGATGGAGCGACAGTGTGCCACCAGATTAGGAGAATAAGGTAATATGGTGCTGTACTAGAGTATTTTCAACTGATGGTAGTTATCCGCAAACTGATCAATGGACTGAACCCGCCAATATATCAAATTCGTCAGATATAGATATATTATGGAATCTATACAATGGTTCATATACGCCAAACGAGCCATCTACTAATTATATTGCAAAAACTGATGGAACTACGCCAGACGCGTGGATAACGTCATCCGAGATAGGTGGAGGTACGGTTATATGGATGGCTATTAGAACTGTTAAAAATGGTATTGCCGACAAATGGGTTATTACTCGAATACTTGGAGAAAAGGGATAGGATGGCAATTCATTTAAAGTGAAAGGTTCAGTTTCGTCTTTAAGTGAATTATATTCTAATTATTCTTCTGAAAATGAAGGTGCATCATTTACGTTTAATGTTAACGACTCTACACCGGACGGAGAAAAGCGATATGATAATCATATGTTTATTCTTGCTGATTTTTCTCTTTAGAATATTCTTGGCGAAGCGTGGCTTGATCTTGGAGGCATTAAAGGTGCTGACGGTAAAAATGGAATAGATGGAAAACCTGGAGATAACGGTAAAACAGCTTGGTATCATGTAAAATTCACAGATAACGAATTATGTTTAACTAGGCCAGATTTAGTTTCTGCATCAGAGCTTACAGAGAATCCTAAAACATACATGGGTTATTATGTAGATTATTCTATATCACAAACTTCTGATAGTACAAACGCGCAAGATTATCAGTGGGGTCGTTGCAAAGGCCAAGATGGATTTGGATACCAGTATATTTATACACTACAATCTGAAGATATAAATATTCCATGTCCTTTATATTCCGGTCAAGAACAGCAAGTTAATGATAGAATTGGTTATGGTGGCGGTGTTTAGGTAGTAGAAATAAACGGCGAACAAAAAGAAATAACATGGACGGATAACCAATAGTCTGTATCATATGAATACCCATATTGTTATAGGGTCTGGATTAGAACAGATTTAGAAGGTGCTGACGAATACTGGAATGGTCAAGACGATGGAGAGTCTAATAAGATAGCTGTACTTGTCGCCAAATATGGCAAGGATGGAGAAGATGGCAAACCTGGAGAAAATGGTAAGCCTGGCTAGGATGGATAGCCAGGCAAGGATGGTGTTGATGGAAAAGACGGAAAGTCTGTTACCATTAAAGCATCATTGGCTAGTATAAATGGACTACCTTCATCTGGAGCTATATCTGGTGATGGATATCTTATTGATGGAGACTTATGGGTTTATACAGGAACTTCTATAGAAGATTCTACTCATCATAATGGATTTGAAAATGTTGGTAAAATAAAAGGCGAAAAAGGAGATAAGGGAGATGTTGGAAATCCTGCGTATGAATATGTTGTTGTTCAATATACTCCCTCTATTGTTGCTTTCGATGAAGTTATTGATGATAAAGATACCTCAAAAACATATACAGTAATAGCGAGCATTTACTATAAGGGCTCCGAACTTGATGATTATTCTGATTTTGAAAGTGATGCAGAAAATTGCAAACTTTCTATTACAGACACTAAGAATTGTACCGTATCAAATAATACAGATTTATCTGGTATAATATTACAGATTGATGTCATTAAAAATAGTAAAACAGGATGGCCTGATAGTGGTTATTTTGATTTTACAATTGAGTATCAAAATTAGACAGTTAAATCTAGAGTTACATTTGTTGTAAACAAGATTGGCACGATTTATACTACAGTTAATAATGGCGTACAGTCTACTATTGCCAATAAAGTAAAAACTTATATTGACGAACAAGGCTACGTTACTACAAATGAGATGAATACCGCTATTAATGCTTCTGCAGAAGGGTTAGACGCAAAGATTACGAACGTAAGCACTGTAGCGAATGAAGCTAAAACAAATGCCGCTCAAGCCAAAGCAACTGCAGATGGATTTGAAACTAGGGTTAGTACAATTGAGCATCATGGTAGCGATATGTCAAGCAGACTAAGTACTGTAGAATCTGAGATAACTCAAACTAATAGTAAGATCGATGCTGCTGTAAAAAAGAACGATTTAGAGACCGTTGGAATTCATCTTGATGGAGATAATAGTACAATAGATCTCGTAGCTGATAAAACAACTATTGGCGGAAATACATTTATTACTAGTGATGGTAAGATATCGTCTAAATATGTAGAAGCACAAGACGTTGAAGCATATTCAATTACCACAAAACAAGATGGCAGTGCTGGAGCATATATTGGAATTGAAAATGGAGTAATAAAAATGTTTGTTGCAGATTGGCCATTCCCAGCATTAACTATTAGAGCTGATTACGGATATGGAGATACAAACAATCTTACGTATCTTCCAAGAATGTCATTCTACGATAGAAATGGATTTGTAAAATGCAGTATAGATATTGATGGTATACATACTTATAGCGGTAATGGAACCTGGAGAGAATTTAATGCATTTAAGATATCTAAAATGTATAATACCAACAATGATTCAACAGATACAACAATAACGAGCTTTGTAGGTTGGGCTAGATGGCTTAAGTCAGCAATCGATTATTGTAGTAATGACTGGCTTATACCAACTGATGGAGTATCTAAAGATAATTTTATAGATGGAGTACCATCTGATGGAGTAGTCCCAATGATTCTTACTAATGAATGTATTATTGGGAAAACTATTGGATATTGTTTGGCCGATGATAATCAGCATACTATTGCCGTATAGTCATTATATCAATATATTGCTCCAAGAAATAGTGAAGGAAATATAACCATTGATAATAATAATGATTTTACTCAGCAGTAGGCAATACAAATTGATGGTAAAGTATTTACAAAGAAAATTACTTCTAGTGATTTTAGTAATGGAGGTGTTACTCAATATTATCCAGAAGGATTATATATAAATGATGACGCTATGATTATTGATGGATACCCAACGTCTATAACAGAAGACTCATAGTTAGTAAATGCTGTAAATACTGGAGATGTTACTTCTATCACTCTTCCATTAATGAAGGTAGCTACTATGGTTATAAGTAATGGATAGATACAAGAAGTTGATTTGAATGATAGAAACAATACGTCTAGTGTTAATCATCCATTCTTATATTCAAAAGCTAGCAAAACATATACTGGCGATGAGTTAAAGAAATTATTTGGAATACTATAATATGTTTGATATACAAGGAAATAAAATAATATTAAAGACCGAAGACTTAGCCATTCCTCCATTTAGAGATTTTTATAATAATGCAAAGAACAAACATGATGCGATTAAGAAAATTGAGTTTGTTATTTGGCGATATAAATGGAACACGCCATATGAAGCTTATCCAGAAAAAGAAAGGACATGGAGAGTGGCAAAAGATGTCTTTGGAGATAAAAATTATACACCAGATGCGCAAGTTGAAGAATTGGCAAAACGGTTTAATGAGTTTCAAGAAACCCCAATGACCAGATTGCTCAAGTCTTCTAAAAATGCAGCTGAGGGAATAATGAATACAATGGATAATTATGCCAACGAAGACTTAGATATAGATACCGCTAAGAAACTTTCTGCAATACTTAAAGACGTTAGTGGTATTATAAAGTCTCTTGACTTAGCCATGAAACAAGCTAAGGCTGAACAAGTTGAAACTGGCCGAGTTAAAGGTGGCGGTGTAATTGGTATGTACGAATAATTATGATAGACTTTAATTAGAGGCTCCACGATACAGATAAATTTAGATAGGCAGCTATCTTCTTTCAACAACATGGATGCTATACCTTAGCTCCTAGAGGTACTACTGATTATAACAAATATTGGGAGCAAGAAACAGAAAGGTGCCTTAATGGATACACCGCGCCAGACGGAGAGGGAATTACTGGGTATAACTATTTCTATTTGAATTATAGTCCAATTATGAGGCTTAAAGAAACAGAATATACGGATCGTAGCGGAAATATTAGAAAGCGACGAGAACGTATACTCGAATTTCCGAGTTTTTGGGATTATGATTTTTATTACTATAATGCTATAGAAGAAGCCGAATAGGAAGGTAAGCATATGGCTGTAATAAAGTGCCGATAGAGAGGGTATGAACAACCTTACAGTGAATTAGTAGCAACACCAAACGGATTCGTTTAGATGGGTTCACTCAAAGTAGGTGACGAAATATGGAACCCAGACGGTAAAACCACAAAAGTACTCGAGATCTATGAACAGGGATTCAAAGATGTGTACAAATTAACATTAGCTGATGGTAGATCTGTTAGATGTGGTGCTGATCATTTATGGGATGTTGTTTGCGCGAATAATCATTTTAAGCATAAGGTTTTAACAACTCATGATTTATTAAACAACGGATTGTATAATTAGTGTACTGTAAAAGGTAAAAGATATAATGCTTACAAATATTATTTGTCAGCTATAGAGCCTTTACAATATAGTGAGAAATAGCAAGATATTCCAGCTTATGTATTAGGCGCATTACTTGGAGATGGAGCTATAACAAAACGAACTCCAAAGATTTCGTCTGTAGATCAAGAAATCTTAGATAGAATTCAATGCTTACTTGGCGATGGATTTGAATTTAAATATGATCCTACTACAACTTGTGAATACAGAATTATAGATAAAGAAAGGTTTCTGCATAAAGACGAATTTGAGAATGGATAGTATGGGGTAAATAGGCTTCATAGATGGATAGATTAGCTTGGATTATGTGTTTCTTGTGAATACAAGTTTATACCAGATTAGTACAAATATGGATCAATAGAATAGAGGTATGAGCTTATACGAGGCTTAATGGACACTGATGGATATATATCAAAGGATGGTGGCATGTCATTTGTAAACACATCTAAATATCTTATAGATGATTTTGTAGAAGTGCTAAGAAGCCTCGGTATATTGTGTTCAGTATCTAAGAGAGCTCCTGGAAAAGGAGGCACACATAATGGCCGTGCTATATTTGGCACAAAATTCTCTTACGTTGTTTATATAAAAGGTAATCCTGATATATTCCATCTATCTAGAAAGAGAAATAGAATTAAAAAGAATCGCAAATTTAGCAATAAAGTAGCCATTACAAACATAGAATATCTTGGAGAGCAAGAGAAGCAGAGATGTATATTTGTAAGTAATGAAAACCATTTGTATCTTACAAGGGATTATATACCTACGCATAACTCATTTAAGGGAGCTTCTATGCTTGTACGCAACTATATGCTCATACCTGGCTCTAAGAACTTTGCCATAGCTTCCGAATAGAAGTTTCTTGTAGGTGATGGTTTACTTACAAAAGCATGGCAGATAATGGACTTCTTAGACAAACATACAGCTTGGGCAAAACAAAGGCTTGTGTCTACGCGTATGGAAAGAACTTCTGGATATAAGATTACTGATGAATTTGGCAAACAAACTGAACAGGGGTATTTGTCTAGCATTACAGGAATTACTCTTAAGAATGATCCAGAACGCGTCCGTGGTACTCGCGCCAAGCTTGTATTATGGGAAGAGGGTGGCAAATTTCCTAGCTTATTAGATGCTTGGCGAATCGAATAGCCATCTGTAGAAACTGATGATGGTATTGCATTCGGATTAATGGTGGCATATGGAACTGGCGGTACGGTTGGTGCATCGTTTGACGGATTGAAAGAATTATTTTATAAGCCAAAATCATACAACGTATTAAGCTTTCCCAATATATGGGATGAAGGTCGCGAGAATACGGAATGCGGCTTTTTTGTCCCAGCTTATTCTAATCTTGAATCGTTTGATGAAAACGGTAATCAAGTATATATGGATAAGGATGGAAATAGTCTAAAAGATAAGGCTATAGAAGAACTTATAACATAGCGTAATAAAGTCAAAGATGGAGGGGCTAGTTAGTCCTCTATTGATAGATTCATATCAGAACGCCCAATTAGGCCAGCAGAAGCTGTATTAGAAATTGGTAAAAATATATTCCCAAGAAAACTTTTGATGGATTAGTTAACCAAAATACGTACAAATACAAAGCTTTAGAACATGAAGCATATTGTAGATTTATCTTGGGATGGAGATGGTAAAGTTTGTGCTACCGAAAAGAAATCTGGCGACATTACAACATATCCACTAAAGAAGGGTGATAAACCTCACGGTTCTGTAGTAATATGGGAATATCCGGTTAAAGATCCTCCATTGGGATTATATATAGCAGGATGCGATCCTTATGACCATGACGACTCATTCACAAACTCATTAGGTTCAACATTTATATTTAAACGTGTGCGAGCCGGAGAGGCTTGGAATGATGTTATAGTAGCCGAATATTCTGGTAGACCAGATACCGCTGAAGAGTATTATGAGAATGTAAGAAAACTCTTAATGTTTTATAATGCTAGACTTTTATTTGAGAATGAACGTAAGGGCATATATCCATACTTTACTAATAAACATTGCGATTATTTGCTTGCCGATTAGCCAGATAAAATAATATCGGAAGTATTTAAAGATAGTAAAGTCTAGCGAAGAAAAGGATGCCATATGACTAAATAGATACGAGCGTATGGCGAAGGATTAATATTAGAATGGCTAATGGAAGAATATGAAGAAGGCCATCCTAATATAGAAAGAATATACAGTGAACCTCTACTTGAAGAGCTAATACAGAATGATGGAGTGCGAAATGTAGACCGTGTTATCGCTCTATGTATGACAATGATATATAGAGAAGAGCTTTATTAGGTAAAGGTGTCATCTGCTAAAGAACAAAACAAATAGGTTGAACTCTTTGATACGCCTCTTTTTGGACAGCAGTGGTGGCAGTCCGATGACAATGGCACAAAAGATGATATACCGACATTCTTTGTTTAATATGGTACAAGATAATTTATATAATTCAACGTTTCCACAATAGAAATTGCCTCTTAAGAAAAAAACAGAATAGTGGCAGCATGATTGTGTAAACTATATAATTGGAGAAGGTAACGTTACATCTGGTGGACAAAATGTTACACACTTTGGAGAGCTGTAGACTTATTACGATTTGTATAATAGCAAATTTAATGAAAAAGATTTCCAGAGAATTACAAATCCATTTCATGTAAAAGATGGATTCCCGGCTACACCGCAAGATTTCAACATAGTAAGACCAAAGGTTGACTTACTAATCGGCGAAGAAACAAAGCGTCCGTTAAATTTTAAAGTATGTCGTACTTCTCAAGATGCTACATCCGAATTAATGGATAAGCAAAAAGAATTACTACAACAATATATACTGTAGTCTATAACTGCGAGAATGGACCCAAAGCAATAGTAGCAGTTCCAGCAATAGATTGAAAGTGGGGAAATAATGCCTCCAGATCAGATTGCCAAATACATGGATAAGGATTATAAGGATGTTATTGAGAATACAGCGTATCACGCGCTGTGTTATCTTAGGGAGAAATTATCTCTTGATAACGAATTTGTAAAGGGTTGGAAAGATGGACTTATCGCCGGAATGGAATTTTATTATGTTGGGGTTATTAATGCCGAACCATATGTTGAAAGAGTTAACCCACTAGAGTTCTCGTTCGATAAAACTCCAGGGCTTGAATTCGTTGAAGATGGTGCTTGGTGCTGCCGCAAAATGAGAATGACAATTACAGAAATATATGACAGGTATTATGATAAGATTGACGAGAAAGATATTTCTAAGCTTGAAGATATGATTAATGCGGTACCAGCTCGTAATTATGGAGATAAGAATCCGATTGATGACTTCAATAAGATCACGTGGTTTAACCATGATAATCCAGTGACTGACGATTATGGCAAGGCTCACATAAATGTGTGGCATGTTTGCTGGAAATCTTTCAAAAAGATATTCTATGTGACAACTCAAGATGAGTCTGGATAGACCCAAATCGATATTGTAGACGAATCTTATATACCTGTTGGAAATGAATTAAACATAGAGCCTGATTGGATTATAGAAGTGTGGGAAGGATATCGTGCAGGTGAAGATATGTTCTTTGGTATATAGCCAATCGAATACCAACACGTTAGCATAGACAATCCTAATAGTTAGAAACTTCCATATTGCGGAGCTATATATAGTGCTACTAATAGTAAACCAAGATCGCTTGTGAGTATTCTTAAACCATTGCAGTATATGTATATTGTATTATGGTATAGATTAGAGTTGGCTATTGCTAGAGATAAGGGAAAGGTTGTTAATATGGATATTACTCAGATTCCAAAATCTATGAGTATTACACCAGAGCGTTGGTTACATTATCTTTCTAGCGTTGGTGTTAATTTTATTAACCCATTTGAAGAGGGGTGGAATATTCCTGGGCGAGAAGGCGGCAAACCGTCTAGTTTTAATCAGATTACTGCACTAGATTTAACTATGTCTAATGTTATTTCTGAATATATTCAACTTATGGACAAAATAGAATAGCTTGCTGGGACTATTACTGGTATTACAGAACAGCGTCAAGGTGCTATTACATCATCAGAGCTTGTTGGAAATGTAGAACGATCTGTACAGCAATCGTCTCACATTACAGAGCCGTTATTTTGGGTACACAATCAATGTAAGCGAAATGTGTTGAATATGCTTTTAAACACAGCTAAGGGAATATGGCAAGAAACAGGAAAATCTAAATTACAATATATATTTGATAATGGCGAACGCGCATTTCTTGACATAGAGCCTAAATTCTATTTTGAAGACATGGATGTATTTGTAAGTGATACATCTAAAGATATTGAGCGTATAAATAAGCTTCAACAGCTTATATAGCCAGCAATGTAGAACGGTGCGTCATTACTTGAGGCTGCAGAAGTTCTTACTACTGATAACTTTAATATGCTTAAACAGAAACTTAAGGATATGTAGACTAGGCAAGAGCAAATGCAGCAGCAATAGTAGCAATAGGAAGCTCAACAACAGCAGCAATTGCAATAGATGCAGAATGAAGCTAAACAGCAGGAACTTATGTTGCAAGAGGCTAAAATGGATCTCGATAGATATAAGATAGATCAAGACAATGCGACTAAGATTACTGTTGCTGAAATTTCTGCATATCGTGGCACTGAAGAAAAAGATTCTAATAACAATGGCATACCAGATCCTATGGAAATTGCAAAAGATGCTACAGCTCAAATGAAGATTCGTGAAGATGCGTATACAAAACGCTACGAGCAGAAATAGAAGGCTGATATTGAAAACGCTAAAATAAAGCTTGAGAAAGACAAGATGTAGCATGAAACTCAATTGCAAAAACAAAAAGATGAAGCAGCTATGGAAAGAGAAAAACTTAAGGCAAGAACTGCAATTCGTAATAAAGTAGTTGGTGAGCGATGAATAAATTTGAAGAAAGATTTAATCGATGGAAAAACGGTGAAAACTATTGGGACATTGTTGGTAAGCCATTTGGCGAATAGAAAACGCAGTCAAAAAAACTTACTTATGAATAGCGCGCAAATCTAAATCAATATCTCAATAGTTTAGATCGGTTTGATGTAGGAACAGATGATTCGTTAAAAATAAAGTTTACAAATCCTAATCTTTCATTTAATAATTATGAACAACAAAAAACTAATGCGTCCAAAGAGTAGCAGAATTCCGTTATAGATAATCTTGCTGACAAAAGTATAATAATTAATAAAAATGGCATCCAATATAATGTTGATCCATCTGCAATAGGTGCTTCAAATTTAGAGGTAACAACGCCAGAGGTTGTTGTGCAAGGCTATAGTCCAGAATATAAACAAAAGCATTATGCAAGTTCGTATGATAGAAACGGCGCTGGAGAATTTGTAGATCTAGCTGGATTAGGATTTATTCCAAATCCGTTTAATTTTACGAGAGATATATTGAATCGAAATTATTACCAGGCAGCTAAAGAAGCTGCTAAGGCAATGATGTTTGGAGATGGATGGGCTGAAACCGCAGCAAACGGAATACTTGGTTCTAATATACTTACAGATAATGGCGTAAAAAAAACATACAACCATATTAAAAATAAACAATATACAAGCGCTTTGTTATCTGGACTTGGAGATGCGCTAGATACAAGTATGTTTGGGAAGTTTTTAAAGTAGATAAACAATGTAAGATTGCCATATTTATAGAACAGCGTTTAGTATTTAAATCCACGGAATAGCGCTCCGTATCTAACAAATAATACTTTACATCCGCTATATATTCAATCCAGAACGCCATTATTGGAGCATAAGTCAATGCCATTGCTGGAGTATACACGAATGCCATTATTGGAGCATAAGTATCAACTTAAAATGCCTGCATTGGACGCTGGTTTATATGATGTCGCAGATAATACTTTTGATAATGCAATGTCAAAAAATCTGTTTAGAGAATCCACAAATAGACTTGTAGATAAAAACGGAAACGTAGATAAACGCGAGATTGCTAGATTTCTTAATATTTTTAAAGAAAATACTGGAATAGACTTTCATAAACAAGCAAATGGAATTTATAATAATGGGAATGGTCGCACAACAAACCTTATTCAACATATTGCAGATGTTGTAAAAACCGCACAAGATTCACCGGTTCCAAGCGGATATACTAAATAGCAATAGGTTTAGGCTGCTTTACTTCACGATTTAGGTAAGATATATGGAACTAAACATCATGGCCAAAATTCATTAAAAGTTATTGATTAGGCACAAATACCATTTATTTCCGACGCTGTTAAAAATTCTGTAAAAAACCACATGCATCGTGTTGGAATGCGCGATTTTGATAATTTGACAAAGTCTTTAATTTTTGCCGATGTTTCGCGAGGCCTTCCATTTGATTAGGCAGCATACACATACCCGCAATTATTATATAAACGACGCCTACCTCAATTAAATATCAAAGACATACCGTTGCGCGAAGAACTTAAAACTAGAATAAATCCATGGCTGAAATAGCTTGGTTATAAAACTATTGATCTAAATTCTACCAAAGAATAGGCAGAACAACAATTATAGGAAATTATAGATGAACATAGATCGTTTTTACGTGGAGCGAGAGATCCTAAATACGCACAGACAATTTCCGAAGAATAGGCTAGAATAAATTATAATAATGCTGCCAATGGAGCGATGAATGCTTATGGTGAAAACACTCCAGAATCACGAACTAAATATTCTGCCGAGTATGTATCAAGTTCTCCAACTGGTTATGGTAGATCTGGTTTGTGGGACCGAGATGGCAGCAATATAACGAAAATGGCTAAAAATTTTGGATTAGATCCAAACAAGCATGATGCTTTATACATGAGTACGTCTGACAACATTGCTAGAACATATTAGCATGCACGCAATAGAGAGGGAACTGCGTATTTGGTACGCCTACTTAATCCAAATATAGATAAATCTGCTAATCTTTCTAAGCGGTTATTATTGTCAGATTGGGACCTATACAATGGAGATCGTGTGCGGAAAAATTATCCGCCAATTGGTACATTTAGTATGTTTGAAGGACCGTATAGATTATAGACGGGCAGAAGCTTGATTGAAGACATTAAAAAATCTGACCCGAATGTTCCAAAACTTGAATTTGAAAAAACTAGTCATTTCGTCGATCAAACCAACAATACTTACACCAAATTTAAATATACTATGAATCGCATAAATAGTAAATTGCGCGATCTTGGCATAGATACACAATTACATGAGTATGGAATTTCTTTTAACCCAGATGGAACCCAGAATGGCATTGGTACCATTTTTTACCCACTTGGTATTTAGGAATTAGATGATAATATACGGCTTGTGAAAGAATATTTTAGTTCTTAGAACCCAGACAGAAAATTCCAGTTATTAATGTATATGAAGGTGAACGGTTTAATTTCTGACAAGCAATTTAGAGCTGTAAAATTTAGTGGAAATTAGAAATATATTGATGAGAAGAAGATTATTATGAAAGCCGTAAGATAGTATAAAGATGAAGCTTACAAACTTGCTAACAAAAAACCTACTCCAACAAAAAGATCTTTAATAAATCAATATAAATATTTACACAATTATAATAGATTGTCTGCATTTCTAAAAGAACGAGGGGTACTTCCAAGATATGATCTGGAAACATTTAATAAAGATGTCGTAATTGGAAATGAAGCCCCATCTAAAAATTATACTATTAATAAGCCGATTGAAAAAATCATTCATTCGGAAGTTATTGGAAAACGAGGCGAATAGAAATTTAAAGCAATTCGCCCAGTATATATTTCTGGTAAGAATCCATCAAAGAATAGGGATAAAGGTAAAAGAACTGATGAAAAAGTAACTAGAAAATCGTTTAGATAATGAATAAATATCAATCATTTATTAATAGAATGTACCCGCTACTGATTGACTATGGTAGAAAAAACAAACTTCCGAACTATTTGGTTGATCATATGATGAAATAGCTTGCTTACGAATCTAATTATGGGAATTCATCTCTAGCAAGAACACACCACAATTATGGAGGGTACGGTTATACCGGAAATGGTAAATACAGAAATTATAAGACAGATTAGGATTTTATTAACGATTATGGATCTTGGTTTTTGCGGAGACGGGATATATAGAATGCTAAAAATATAAATGATTATGCTAAAGCCTTGAAAAAGTACGGATATTATGAGGATTCGTATGATCACTATTCCAGTTAGCTTCGCAACATGAGAACATTGGAAAAGTATATGCGCGATTATAATTTAAATAATATTCGCAAAAGTAGCACTCATCTCGATTAGAGTATTTAGCAAAGATTATAGCAGAAACCGGATGCCACATTTGTTGAGCCAAACCCATCAACATCAGCCATATTAACTCCTGCCGACATAATCACTTAGCGTCAAAAGTTTAATCAATTTGTGTAGCCAAACACATTTGATAACTTGCGTGGCCAACTAATGCAAAATTTGAACTAGTTGCAATATTCTACTCCTCAAGAGTATATGCAAAATATGTAGCAATACGATAAAGGAAAGGATTTTGGTGGATACGTTGATGTATTATCAAATGCTGCTTAGAAAATACAGAATTCTGATCATGCTTGGCGCGATGAAAAAGGTAATAAGCTAGATATTGATACAATGTTGTTATAGATGATGAATGATAACACATACAAGTATAAAGATGCTTATGATAATGATGAACTAACAGATCCTAGCGGAAATATGCATTTCTCTGATAAATATAAGACAGCATATCATCCAACATTCTCTAATGAAAGTATTTTTAGTGGTAAAAAATCTGAAAATAATCCAGAAGGAATTATTGGAGGTATGTGGTCTAAAAATTGGCGTAAATATTATGTTGGCGATCGAATTAAATCTAAATACTTTAACCCGGAACGTACTAAGAGATATTTAAAGATGGCTGAAGATTATCCTGTTGAAATGCTATATGATTTTGGGAAATCTATACCGATGTTTGCTACTGGTACTGATAATAATTTCGCTGGAGATTTGGTTGCGCGCCTCGGTGGGGGCGATAAAGCGCAATAGGTAGCAAATTTGGCGGCACAACTGACGCCTGGCGTTGGTGCATATCTCGATATTAAAGACGCTGTAAAAAACCCATCTTTTGAAAATATAGGATTGGCATTATTGAGCACAACTGCTGATCTTGCAACATTTGGTGCTGCTAGCACTGGTGTAAAAGCTACTCTTAAAGCCTTTAAATATCTAAATTAGCTTCGTAAGGAACGGAAGGCGGCGGCTGCCGCACGTGCATTATCTAGAGGTAGAGAAAGGCGTATTGTAGCAAGGCTTAATAAACAAAAATCAATTGCGCGCAAATCTGCAATTGATGCAGTAAATCCATTTGATAGAGTGGATGATACTGTATCAACAATGCATGATTTGAACGAGTATAAAAATAACGCACACTAAAGCGTACAAAATAGTAAAACTTAACTCGTAATTAATTATGAAAAAGAAGAATACAACATCTATAATAGATGCGGCTCTCGAACAGGCTGGATTTTCTAATCCAGAACAAAATGGCATCGATGAGTCCGCTACTAATGTCGATAATATTTTCGACGGAACTATTATAACGGATGGTGATAATACAAATGAAGATCCAGCAGATGATGCTGAGGGCGATATGAAAGATTCTGTGGAAAATCCATATTCTAATGATGATAGCGAAATTCCAGAGAATGTATTAAATAATGACAATAACGATTCATCTGAATCGGACGATAGCGATGACGAACAAGGCGAAACCGAAGAAGTGGATTAGAATGAATCTAATTAGGTTACAGCTTTTTTTGACGCGTTCGCCGAAGCTATGCATTGGCAAGTAGACGATAAGAACAAACCAAACACTGTTGATGGCGTCGTTGATTATATGACTCAGCTTGTTGAAGAAAACAGCAAACCTCAATATTCTGACCCAAGAGTCAAATAGTTAGACGAATACATTAAAAATGGTGGACAGTTTGACGACTTTTATACTGGCCTGTCTCAAGAAATACAATATGACATGCTTGATATGGAAGACGAATCGAATCAAAAAGCAATAGTATCAGAATACCTTCAATTGCAGGGATATAATGCTGACCAAATAAAGAAAAAAATTGATCGCTATATGGATGCCGATATGCTTGAAGGCGAAGCTCAAGATGCTGTATCTCAGTTAAAAATATATAAGCAGCATGAACTTGAATAGCAACAAATTGCACAGCAGCAAGCATACGAACAGCAACAGCAACAATTATAGCAGTTCTCATCAGACCTTAGCAATTCTATAAGTAATCTTACTCAAATTCGTGGTATAAACGTTCCAAAGGAAGATAGAGCGGCTCTTATGGACTATATTACTAGGACTGACGAAAATGGTCTTACTCAATACCAAAAAGACTTTAATAGTAATATGGTTAATAATCTTATAGAATCTGCTTACTTTACAATGAAGGGTGATGCTTTAATTAGTGGCGCCGAAAAGAAAGGTAATACAGATGCTGTTACAAAACTTCGTAAAATGCTGAGACATTCTAGCAAAAATCGTTCGTCTCAGAATGTAGGTGAAACAAAACGTTCAGCCATAGACATTGCGTCAAGGTTGTTTGGCTGATAAATGACAATTTATTAATTTATGAATAATACACTTTTAAATAATCTTCAGCTTTATCGCGGACGTCGTTTTAGCGACTTAGTTGATGAAAATATGATTTCTAATGCACTTTTGACAAAGCCTCATGAAATTAGCGGACTTTTGTCTTTGGTGTTCGGTACTAAGGATGATGGCGTATCAACCGCTATCGATTTGATTACTGGTGGTCTTGGTAAGACTATGACTATTGAAAACCGTGAATACGAATGGTCTGTTATGATCGATTCTGAGCACGCTGTTAACATTCGTTACGCTAAATATAATGGACAGACTATTACAAGCGCTTCTGATAGCATTACTCCAGGTATAAACAATAGTCCTATTTATCTCGGTCTTGAAGAAAGATATTTTGGCCCTGGCGCAGTTCTTTCTTTTGACAATATTGATTTCCAGGTTCGTATCAGCGGACATCCTTATCAAGACGGTTCTACATGGGTGTATGAATGTTATGTTGCTGATGGATTTGCTGGTTCTTACATTCCTACAGAGTATCTTCTTCCTGGTCGCCAGGTAAGCCGCATTGGTTCTGCTTATGAAGAGTATAGTGATGAGGCAGATATAATCAACTATCAGACTCCATTTAAGATGCGTAATAATCTTATGACTCTTCGCCTTTCTTACGATATCACTGGTGATGCATATTCTACAGTGCTCGCTATCGCATTGAAAGATCCAGAGACTGGTAAGACATCTTATCTGTGGTCAGATTATCAGTACTGGATTGCTCTTCGTGAGTGGAAGCGTCGTGAAGAGAAGATGTTGCTCTTCGCTCATTCTAGCCGCAACTCAGATGGCACTTACAATCTTAAGGGAACAAATGGACGACCTGTAGCTATAAGTGCTGGTTTGTTCGAGCAGATTTCTCCTTCTAATGTTCGTTATTACACAACATTAACAGCAGAACTCCTCGAAGATTATTTGTTTGACCTCTGCTATAATATGCTTGGTACTAACGAACGTAAGTTTATCGCATTGACCGGAGAGATGGGTATGAGAGAATTCGACCGCGTATTGAAGGAGAAGGCTGCAAGCTATACTCTTATTGATACTAAGTTTATTACTGGTTCTGGTCAGGAGTTGACACTTGGTGGTCAGTTTACAACTTATAAGATGCTTAATGGTATAGAATTAACATTGAAGCGTTGCGCATTGTTTGACAATATGGAACTCTTCCGTCAGTTGCATCCAATTACTGGCAAGCCATTGATGTCTTATACATTCTTATTTGTTGATCTCGGTACACGTGATGGTCAGGCAAATGTTGTTAAGGTTTGTCGTAAGGGTCGCGAATTTGTTCAATGGTGTACAGGTGGTTCTGTATTGCCAAATGGTTATGCAAATAACATCAATACTATGCGTTCTAACAGTCGTGATGGTTACCAGGTACACTTCCTTGGCGAAGAGGGTATCATGTTAAGAAATCCGTTGTCATGCGGTATATTGTATTGTGATGCTGAAGATACAGAGATTGAAAATAATGCAGACGTTAACGTAGCTGCGTAATAATTGATAATTAACAATGTTCAACCTCGTGGTTTCAATAATATACCGGATGGAATCTAACAACACTGCACCGGAGGCTAAGCCAATAATATGAGTGTTG